TCTTCCTCTTCCTCCTCATCGTCCTCGCCCTCTTCAGAGTCTTCGGATTCTTCCGTTTCCTCTGTTTCTTCCTCTTCAGGCTCCTCTTCTTCCTCTTCCTCTTCGACCCTCAGTTTCTTTTTCTTTTTAGGAAGAGGCTGATCTTCGGTCGCTTCTTCGGCTTGTTCTTGGAGGAATTGATCTTCCTCTTCCTCTTCGGTCTGAGCAGTGGCGCCGCGGCGCCCGCCGTCTTTCGCCTTCACAGCGAAGCCTGTAGCGTTTGCCGCCTTAGTCGCGTTCGCTTTCGCGACCTTCTTGTTCGTCTTTCCGGATCGCGCCTCACCCATGAGGGCGTCTTTGTCCCCTTGCATCGGCGGTTCTGCGAAGTTGGTGTGACCTGCTCGTTGCAGTTCCTTTTTGGTTCGCAGGTGCAGCGGTTTGTCCATCACTCGTCCGCTGTTGTCCAGCGAGTGATCTGCTCCGCTAGCTCGTGCAGTCGGAGCATCTAGCCGGCGAAACTTGTTGGCGAACATGACATCCAGCGGTTTGTCGCTCTCGACAGTTTCGCCGGCGAGCACCACGGTTTTCAAAAGCTGGTTGTTTTCCGGATCACGAGCCCCGTCTCGAAGGGTAGCTCGTCCAAGCAAGCACTGAAACAATCCCATTGACAATCTCCTTGAAAAATGTTAGACAACGGGCCGAGCACTCGGTTAAAAGTGCTCGGGCGGATATCGCGGCAGACCCGTGTCAGATTCCACCGACAGCGTCCACGGCTCCCGCTGGACGCGAAATTACGCCGCAACCCCGTGGTTGATACCGGTTTCGTTGTTTGCGTTGGCCCGCAACCGCGGCACCATGATACCCATGACCTTGAAGTTCTTCTGGAGACCGCCGTGCGAATCCCACTGAAGGGTCCGCATCGACATCCCGGTTACCGCCTGCATCACGGTAGACTTCAGTTCGGCCAAAATGATCTGGAAGCCTGTGAGGTAATCGGCCTTGCGCCAGAAACTCACTCCGTCAGTTTCGGCCAAACGATTCTTCAGCGTGCCCCCTCGGTACGTCGCCGAGTAGTCACCGTTCATGTATTGAGACCATGAAGGCGAGTACCAGACACCGTAAGGCCCGTTGAAGTTGATGTCCTGAAGATCCTGGATCATACCGTTGATTTCTTCAACCAACAGTTGAGGAGTCCAACCTGGATCTGTCGGCAGCGTAAGAGTGGTCGTGACTCGCTGCGGGAAGTTCGTCAACCCGTAGATCGTACCGCCACCGTAAGTGTACGACGAAGCCGTACCCAGTGTCAACCGCTCGATCTGCTCCCAGCACTTCCGAGTGGCCTGTTCGGCCATCGTCAGATCGAGAGGCTGCCCGCGCTGAGCGACCAGCAGTTCTCGAAGACTGAAAGAGAAGTCCGAGTGAACGATCGGGAGCGGAATGTTCTTGATGTCGAACAGCACGCGATCCCGGTTCGTCTCGCGCAGAGCGTCCATGCTCAGCGCCGCCTCACCAGCGTCTGTCATGGTCTGGTGCTGGATTACTGTCGTACCCATCCCGTTCGGGACGTTGTACGTCAGACCCAAGCCTTGGATGTCAGACCAGACCCGGAGTTCGTCTCGTGCGACCCGCACGAGCATGTCGTCCATCTGGATCCAGGCATCTTTAGGCAGCGAAGCGGATGCATTCGTCGCGAGCACCGTCTTTCGCTTCTGCTTGCCGTTGCCGTCCCAACCGTCTGGCACGTCATAACACGTTCGCCCGTATTTGTCGAGCCACGGCCGCAAAACACCGGTGTCGAACTCGCCACCAGTTTGCAGTGCAACAGCAAGCAATTTGTCGGCGACTCCGCCGTGCGCTTGACCGTTGAAAATGAAATCGGTCATGGACTGAAACCTTTCGTTGGTGTTGTTGGTTTAGGTACGAGCGTAAGGACCCGCAACGACTTTGATCCGAGCGTCGGCACCACTCGGCGACAGAGCTTCTAGAGCCCGCACCAGCATAGCATCGGTGCCCGACGTAGCGGCCTTCAGTTTACCGTCGCCGTTAGATCCTAGTGGTGCGCCGATAGTTGCAACAGCGCCGTCCAGCAAGATCAACTGTGCCTCTTCGCCCGGCGCGAGCGAAATGAACCGACACAGGTCGCCTGCGGCGTAATCGGTGTCGATAGTGCCACCGATCAAACCGTCTTCAATCGCCACCAGGAGCTCGCCGCCTAAGTTCTGCCCGGAGTGAGGCTGAACGGTACCATCCGAGTACCGTTCGATCAGCATCCCCGGTTTGATCGTTTTCGTAGCCCGAACGCGAGCTTCTTCGTAGCGACGACCCAAGTCGCCTTTTAGCAAAATTGTGTTGTTCGCCATGAACGTATCACCTCTGTGTCAGATGAGTAAAGGAAAGCGTTTATCGCGGTTTCTTACAGCTTGTTCGGAGGCGTGAACGTGAAGTCTGGAACCCCTAGCGGTGCGTCGAGTTCCGGAGCACCAGCCGCATTACCGATCATCGGAGGCGTCCCAGCGGCCCCACGATAGTTCGGAGGAGCGAATCCAGGTTGGAACATAGCCGGAGCTTGCGACGCCTGGGTCACTGATTCTGCGAGACGCACCCAGCCTTCGAGTTCCGGAATCTCTTTGGTTCCCAGAAACTCGGCTGTAAATCCGCTGCTCTGATTGGCCGCCAGAATCTTCTGAACGAGTTGGTCTTTGTACTGCTTGTCGCGGGCCAGAACGCCAGATAGTGCCGACCGAATTTCAGCCGGAACAGTCGGATCCGCCAGGTATTCGTTCACGGTCAGCGGGCGAGCCGGAGTTGTCGTGTTGGCGACAACAGACTGTGTTACCGGAGGAATAGCGACTGGAGTCGCTGCAGGAATCGGAGTAGCTTTCGGTAGAATCCTCTGAAGACGGGTATCGTCCATTGATTCGAGGAATGGACGATCAGACTCATCCCAGCCGTTACCGATCAGGCTCTTGATGTGAGCCGCCTTGTCGAATGCCATCGTATCGTCCTTTTGGTTGGTGACGAGCGCGTAAGTGACCGATCTGGTCACTTCTTTAGCCTCGCCGGACAAAGAAACAACGTCGCTCTTGGTCGTGTATCCGACCTTCCAAGTTTTGTCCTTGTCGAAGAACACGACGTAATCAGGGAACACGTCCTGAATCCACCCACGCCAGTAGTGTCCCTTATCGCCGTAGGTCGAAGCGAGCAAATCGGCCAACTGCCGAGAAATCGCGTCGAACGACAACTCGTTACCTACCAGCTCGACGCCGATTCTCTTGAGCACTTCTAGCGCTGACACACCGAGAACGGTTTGAACTCCTTCGGGCTCTACGGCAGTGTTAGCGAACAGTCCACCGCCCATTGCCCGAGAGAACGCCCCGATCTGGTCAGGTAGAATAGCCAAGTGGTCCGGAAGCAAATCTACGGCCCGTTTCTTATACTTTTCTGCTCCGAACTCACCTTCTTCAGGAATGTAGTCTACAGTAACTCCTGTAGACACTTCAGTTCCTTGATTGTTAACTATGGCCTCATAAATACGGCTATCAACCGATTTAGTGCGCTCTTCGTCAAACCAACACTCGGTTCGCAGTTTATCGTCAAACTTGGTGTTGAAAATGACGCCCACTTTTCGCGAGTTAAAAAAGGTCGGGTTACGCGCTGATACGAACTTACCGTTTTTCTTGGGGTGATACACCACGATCGGCATACCGTCCCATTTACTAGGATTGTTCGCGATCACCTCTTTCGGGTAAAAAACTTCTCCACCCGACCCTTTAACAACCGCTTCACCGAGCATCGCACAGTTGACGACCAGATGCTTTCGACCTTCAAGCTCGTCGTATCGAAAACTGTTCGTTAACGCGGAGTTAACGAACAGGCCTACTTTCTCCATTTGTTACTCCGAAGTGATCTTCTTTTTGGGTTTCGGAGCCTGAGCCTGCTCGGCTTCCGCCTCCGCAGACTCCTTTTTTGATTCCGACTTTTTGGGCTCCTTCATTTCCACTCTAGTTACTCCAGGAACCGCAGAAGCGACTGTCCCGTTAGATGGAGTAACTGACGAAAGCCCTCCTGGTCCGAGATGAAGTCCAGTACTAGAAGGAATCGGACCGATGACAGGAGGATTAGTTACTGGCTTTGCCTCCTGAATTTTGGGGCTTGCTTTAGGTCGATACTCTGCGAGTTTCATACCGATCGCCAGAACATAGTTCACGTAAGCGGCCACTACTGCCGAATGAAACTCGTCGTCACCTTGTCCGATACTTTTGGTCATGTTGTCTTTTGTCGCCGGTCCCATTTGTCTAGGGACAATTGACGCCAAAAGACCATCGTATCGAGCGAAAACGTCTTCGAGCTTTTCGTCCTTCTGAACGGCGTTCAAACCGTCCATTTTAAGACGATCGAAGAAATCAGCCACTCCCTTAGAGTGCTTACCCAATTGCTGAAGGGCAGCAGAACCTTCAGCAATCGGATCACCGAAAGCAGAGTCAAGGAGGGTCTTGACTTCAGCCAAACCCTCCAAAGACGCGACGATACCGGCCATTATCAAGACCCTCTTTGTTTAGTTACTCTTCGTCCTTCTTGGCGCACGTCACAGCGTCTTTGATGTCATCTTTGTCCACTTCTGACAGACGCGGAGGGAAATCACGATCTTCGACCACCCACAGGATGTTCTTAAGGAGCATCCTGCGACCCGCTCTAACTCGAGGAGTCATGGCGATTGCTTTTTCGAGAACAGTGGTCATCTTGCTGTTCTCTTCTTCCAGATCAGACACATCGACCTTTTTAGCCGCTCTATTAAGAAGATCTTCCAACCATTTCTTAATAAGGGCCCCCAATAGGGGGCCCAGGAGGGCGATGAGTTGCTTGATTAGCTCTGACACGGTAATTTTCTCCGGTGTTAAATTCCGAATTCCTCTTGAATCTTGGAGATCAATGCCGGAATATCAACCGACGCTTTATTGATCTCCGCGAACAGTGCGGTAAAGTCGCGATCGGTGACCGCTTGAACCATGCGGAGAATCGTTTCGACCTCGTCAAGCACTTCCTTACCGTACTTGTCGAGGAGAACTATCGCCCGCTCTGCTACTGAACGGATACCGATCCAAGATAGGCCGTAAGTTCCCATCTTTTCGGTCGGCGTCACTTGATTGGCCACCGCGAAACCGATGTTCTGTTGCATGTCACGTCCTTATCGGAAAAGTCGAAAACCACGACGCTGAGGCGCATAGCTGGTCGGGCAGTTTCCCGAAGCACACCCACCCGACGAACATCCGCCCATGATTGACGTTCCGCTGGCAGATTGTGGACTTCGCATGGTCCACACCTGCTTAGCGTTACCGTCGTTGTCGTAAATGGTCTCTTGCGTGAGACCTGATTGAACACTTCCTCGCATCGAACCGGAATCAACAATGTACTGAGACAACCCACACACCGGACACCGGTGTGTGCCTCCGTCCATTGTGTGGTCCCAGGTGTGCCCGTTCGCACAAGTGTGCGTGTGGCCTGAGAACCCGCGAGCAGGCACGGAATACCGAGATGCTGTGGTCGCCTTGACGACCGGCTTGGTCGCGACGGTTTCGACCTTGAGGCTACACCCACCAGTAGAGCACTGACCGACGCACGCCTCTTTGTCGCAGTTAGCGCAGTCGCACACTTGAATCTTCGCCATCGCAACGGCTACCGCCGCTTGCGCTTTGGCCCGCTCACGCGCCCGATCACCGGCGAACAGTGGCGAGGCGGTAAGCGCCAGTACCATCAGTGAGTAGAACAGACGCATCAGATTTTGCTCCAGTCTACCACTTGATCTTCGTCCCACAAAGGGAAACCGAAAATCATGTGGAACGACCCTTTGAGGATCATGTCTCGTTCGAGCGTAACGTCGTCGGCCCCGAACGAGTAATTGGGCCAGCGACCGTCTTCGAGCGTTGGACCTGCCGGAGTATTTTCACCCCAGGACTGGTCGATAGCGCCGAATTTCTGCCCGTTCTTGTTAAGACCGCCGCCACTGACGGCCATGTAATGGTACCAAGTTCCTGAGGGCTTACACATCCCGTATTTGTCACGGGTCATAGTAAACCCACGGGCGCTAGACACCAAACCGACACCGCCAGAAGCGAATCCGTCCATCATTTCTTGAAAGGAACGAATCTTAACAAGGTTGGCTTCGACCTTGTTGTCCGACGCGAGTTCGAACATCTTCGTCGGAATATTGCTCCGACTAGCACCCCATTTTACAGCCAGATCGTCCGATCCTTGACCGTAAAAGTTGGTGTCGCCGGCCTCATCAACAGTAACTAGCCCGTACTTGGCTAGCGTCGGCGGAATACCACCGTCAGGAACACCGTCGTCGTTTTGTCCGGAACCTGTCATACCGTAATCGGCGCGACAGGCCCCGTAAATGAAGGCGTGCGACACGTCTTTGAACTTCGCAGGACGCCCACCTGCGATCAGGATGCACTGAATGAGCTGACCGGCTCGTTTCCCGGTACGAGACCCACAAGTACCTCGAGGCTGCAACTGAGCAGGCAAATCGTTTCCGAGAACCTTACGAGCCGCATCGTGGCAGCAAATGACCGATTTGCCGTCCCATCGCCCTTGGATGTGAGGCGCCACCGAGTACAAAGCTGGAGCACTGTCCGGAATGATCGGAGAATTCTCCAATCCCGGACGACCTCCGACCCCAAAATTGTAGATCGCGTTTTCAGGATCTTTGGGATCTGCTCCGAAAAGCGTCGTCTTGATCCCGCCGAATTGGGTCAAGTCTACTTTTTCAGGATCAATCCCTTTTAAAGGATTCTTGTTCTTAGCCATGTTACTTGATCGCCTCCAGAATCGAAGAGAACCGCAAAAGTTGTTTAGCCGCCTCGCCCTTCTGCTCTGCTGTTAGTTGCTGTCCTGCTGCGCTCGGAAGGAATTTCGCCAACTCGGCTCCGAAAAGGGCTCGCACTGGTCTCATGTTGTCCTGGCCGATGACATCGTTGGTCGCTTGGTTAATTACTCCGAACAGTTGCGCACTGGTGTTCGTGGAGCCTACTTGATCGGACACCGCTTTGTAAATTTCCGACAGCTTGACTTTGTTCCCCTTCTCCGAATCCGTCAGTCCTTTATACGCTTGTAAAACCGGAGTGTAAAGCGGGTCTTTCAGAATCGGATTGTCAGGATTTGGATTCGGATCAGGGTCTGGATTCGGCTTCGGTTTAGGATCGACACCTCCAGAACCTACTGTAACCTTGATTACCACCGGGTTGCTGAGTTCGTCACCTTTTGCGGTGTACGCCAGCAGGTCGAACGTTCCTTCGGTTAGCGAGCTGACGACCGTTCCTTTGATGTTAGGATTCAGAAACGCAGGAGGGAACACCCGAAGTTCTTTAGAAAGCGGATGGAACTTGACCTCTTTTCCCTCAGTTTCCACCACGATCGGGATGAAGTCTCCTTTTGCGCCTTTCGCTTCACCCACGAGTTTGATCGTGGGTGGCGCCGCAATCGCTACGGCAGTCAAATAAAGCAGGACAAACAGACTTGACACGGTTTTCATAACGAGCACTCTCCCTGTTACGTTCCGCCTTTCTTCAAAACCCCGCTATCCTTGCTTTCAAGAAGGTCTACAACCTTTGGCGGAACTTCTTCGACCTTCTCTTTAATTTCCGCCGCCTTTTGAGCGACGGTTTCCATTTGAGCAGTGGCCACGCTAACTACCTTGGAAACAGTGTCCTTGACCTTTTCGGCCGTTTTATGGAGTTCTTCCGATTCCTTCTTGACGTCCTGTAGAACCCGCTTACCGGCGGCCTCTTTACTTTGGCTGGCTTCGAAATACTCCTTGGCCAGTTTGAACCAGACAGCGGCACTGGTAGTAGCCTTATGAAGTGCCTGTAACCTGATAATCAGGTACACGGCCAAACAAATCAAAATCAACGTGTTAACGTGAACGAACGTGAACCCCCACATTTCAACCCTCCGGAGGATTTGAACTCGGCAGCGATTGGTGGGTTTTTGACCCGTGACTAACGGTTATCACAGGTATGTTGTACCCGTGCTCGCGTAAGATGTTCTCCAAAAGCTCCACTCGCTCTTGCGTGTTCTCTTGTCGCTCTACGGCTAGGGCTAAGTCTATCTCGCACTTGTTCTTGTGATTGGTCAGTTCTTGGAGTTTGTTCCTGAGTTCGTGAATTTCTTTCCGGTGTTCGACTATCTCGGTGTTCTTAACCTCGATGAGGCGAAACGCCTCATCGAGCGTTCGCTTCTGGGTCGATTCAGAATTGGAGTGTTTGGCGGACATAACCTTTATTACGGCTGCCCCAAACGCTCCTATAATACCGGTTATCACCGTACCGACTACTCCGATGACAGCGCCGTCGGCTGCATCCATCATTGCCTCCGGTTACTTAGGTTTAGCACGTCCGAGTCCATTTCGCTTACCGGCCGATCCCGTCGAGCGGTCCGGCGACGTTCCTGTCGTGTTCGGCGTCTTACCTGCCAGAGGATCGGAGAGTTTTCCGAGCTCCTTGACTATCTTATCTTCACCCCCACAGGCATCTATGATTGCTTGCGATTCTTCCCGGCTAAAGCCGAGAACGAGGGTGAAATAGTGCATCGGCCGGATCGTATAAGACGCGCCACTGGTGACGTATTGGAGAACCGCCTGAGTGCGCTTCAAGGCGACATCGGCCTTGTCCTTGTCGTTCAGCGCGTTCAGGTCACGCCAAGCCGTGAACAGCGTCTTAGTCTTAGGCATCACACCAAGAGCTTGAAGTCTCCTGATGAGCGGGTGAATGTGTCGCTGGTTCAGAAACTTAGACTGCCTCCCACGAAGGCGTCGATTCCAATCCTCGCTGTTGTTTTCACCCGCCAAATGCCCGGTCTGATTCCCGAGTAACACAGGAACCGGACACCTTAGAGTCGCAGCTATGTATTGGTAGTGCTGCATTAAGTGGTTGGTCGGATCGGCGATTTGCGGCGCCATGCTCTTCGCCGTCATACCGATCAACCGAACATATCGCTGTAACCCTTGAGCGTAAGCCTCGATTTCGGCCTGAACTGACGCTTTGTCGAAGTCTGCGTTTTCCGTCAGTTCCGGGTACGTTTCGAAACTGATGCCAGGCCACGCTCCTTTATACCAGATTTCACCGTCCGATGCCAAAATTTTCCGGATGTCGTAAACGCGCTTGTGCAGGTTTCGCAACCTAGGCTGACCTAACCATAGGTTGCCTTTGCAGTTGTCGGCCAAGTGATGGATTCTTGACCAGTGTACCCGTAACTCTTCGGCCGCAGCAGGAATGACCTGAACGCTCTCGTTCAAGGATGCTGTGTCCCACTGTTTGATTCGGTAGTAAAGCGGTTGCTGATACCTACGACTGCTAGGATCAGGATTCAAACTGTCGATGCTGACCGCCGACTGATCATAAGGCATCAGATATATGACCTGCCGATCTTTAACGTTGTCGGTTGGCATCCCGTTTTCGTCGATGCCGTCAGCAGGTCGCTCTAAATCCTGTCCGTCATCAAGTCCAATTATCATCGCGCCGAACTGACCGATGCCGCAGATTTCGTCCAACTGGTGCATCCAGTACCAGAGATTTTGATCCTCTACGAACTGGTCGAAAAAGCGTTCGAACGCGGTTCTCCTGTTATCTTCGGTTTCGTACACCTCAGGATCAACAGTCCAGCATTCGTCTGGAAGAACACCTACGATTCTGGTTGCGATCCCTTCCGTGTTGAACATTTGCCGGTACTGCAAAGCGGTTGGTTCGCCTTGGATGTATCCGCACTCACTGTCCAACTTAGTCCATCGCGTCGAATCGATAGACGCTAACGCGGTCCGACTCATCAACAGGTTTGCAGTTACTTCCGAAAGTCGGTTCTGCAACCGGTTAATGATCATCTGGGTGTGATTCTTCGGCGGCGCTTTCATAACGACCTCTATGAATCGTAAGACCCGACGCCTTCGATGCGGGCCCTTCTGGTCTTCCCTCCGGGAGTCTCAGCGACCAGATTGATGTAAACGTACTGGTTTTCTTCTATCAGTCCGGTTACCGAATCGCCAACTAGACCTTCGTAATTCCCACCGCTACCGGTGTAGTTGAGAGTCCCGGAACCTAATGTTACCGGAGCAGTTTTCGGGTACTTAGTGGTAATCGTGAACGAACACACTGCGTCGGACACAACGGCGCCAGTCCGATCTTTGACATTTCTGAAGTACAGGTTGATGTCCGACCCTATCGGGATCTTTTTAGTTGCCATTGAGCACCTCACGCCGACTCGAACCCAAATAGTCCTGTTATTTCTGGTTCGAAATCGAAAATACCGTAAAGAACTCCTCCAAATTCTTCAACGTGAACGACTACCGCTTTTACCGTTCCTAGTCCGATAATAGGAGCCACTCCTACAATATTGTCCAACACTGCTACAGGTTGAACTATAGAGGAGTTACTAATTAAAGGAGAAATAACGGCTTCAATTGTGACCGAAACAATTAAAGTAGGACTTGTTCCTGTTCCGACAATAGGACTCAAACTGACCGATACATCGGAGTAAAGAACAGGTTCTATAACGGATTCGATCGCCACTACAGGTCCGATCTGTGCGACGTTGGCCCACACAACGCTCGGACCAACTGCCGAGCTGACCGAAGTCACAGAGTTCAGATCCACCAAAATGACGATAGCTACAGTCGGAGACGCTATAGCTCCTTGTGCGATAACGCTCGCCGTAGCTATCGTAACTGTTTGGGTGACAGTTGTCGCTGTTGGGGCGTTAGAAGCGACTACGGCGAGCAATGCAACGACGTTAGCTACGGTTGTCACAGGAGACACGACACTGCTTGTTTCGACTACAGGGGTCGCATCTATCTGGTTTACCACGCTGACTACCGGACTTATCGAAGTCGTCGTTTCTACCACAGGACTCAAAACAACAGTGTTATCTATGGATACTATAGATCCGGACGGTGTAACAGCCGATCCAATTACCGGAGAGGCTCCAATAACTATCGCACCGCCTCCGGCAGTCTTTCTGTAAAACCACCAGAGTGCTGCGGTACTCATTATTCACTCCGGCCTAGAATGATGAACGGATCGCTGTTCGCAGGAGCGCTGCTAAAAGCCGTCGCTACAGTGATCGCACCGGTGCTGGTGTTGTACGCGCTGATCTTGCGTGACTGACCCTGGAGCGCCCCGTCGGTGAATAATAGGAATGAGTCCTTAAAAAAGTCTGTGCCCTTCCCGGTGATCGTGGTGACGAAACTAGTAGCAATAGCTCCTGCATCGTTAACTGATCCTGTAAAGCCGAGACTAGATGGTTGAATATTAACTATCAGGTCTACCCATTCTGATCCGGCAGCATCTGATAAAACAACGGTAACGTTGTCTGCATCCATCTCAGCCGCGCTCAGATCCACCTGCACCATCTTGGACGATGCCGGGGTAACGGTCGGAAGCGTAGCCAGGTTCGCTAACGCGCCTCCGTCCTTACTGACCTTCGCGTCACCGGCCGCGATCGACGGGTTCACCTGCGCGCCCGTCGGGTCGGCTTGCGACGTCAATCCGACGAAGAAACGGAACGCCTGACCTCGGATGCACGGGTTATAGTTTGGCATCAGAATATTCCCCCGCCAATGAAACGATTGCGTGAGCCTGGGCCGACCGCATTCGCAAACGGGTCCGCCGAGTCCAGAATCACCGCGAACGGATAAAACGTCTGACCTAGCGTCCCTTGAGTCCAACCAGACCCATCGAAGTAAGTCGTGTTAGGCGTGCCCTGGAACGGCAACAAGGCAATGCTGTTAGCGGTGGCGTTATAGTCGCACTGGAGCAGATTGTATCGAGCTGTACTAGCATCCGCGTTGCTCTCCTCGCCGCCGGTGACGCGAACGGTCGTGTTCGGTGGAATAATTACTGAGGACGAAAAGAATCCGGACACCATACCGCTAACTCCGGATCCGGCTCCGGGAATCGAAGCGTATCCCAGATTGATTGGCGTGCTTCCGGTCCAAAGACCGACGCGAAACAACCCCGATGGAGTTCCCGTTCGACCGTTCAGATAAATTCCGACTCCAGATACGCGTAGAGCGGTGTGAGGTGGCGACGTGAACACCATCCCGGCCTCACGGGCGCCGTAGATGCCGACGCCGACCCCGGCGGCGGCGACGTTGTTCACCGGGAACCCGTCATAGGTCCCGTCCGAATACGCGACCCGAATCCCGACGCGCCCGGTGTTGACGGACCAGTTGCTGCCGCTGTTAGAGGAACTTCCAGCAGCCCACGCACCGGCGAACAGTCCTGTTCCCCCTTGAAGTCCCGTGACGAGTCCGCTTACGTATCGGAACTGCACGTTGATCGACGCCGGCGTAGCATTCAAGTTCCGGAACACGATCCAATACAACGTGTTTGCCGTAAGTGCCGTCGTAAATCCGTTAAAATCATAGTATCCCGGTGCCGAAATTGTTGCAGTCGGAAGCTTACCGGTCTCGATCTGACTCAACGAGTACGGCTGACCATTCCCCGCGTTGGCCGCCCACAAGTCGGCAACTATGTCTCCAGAGGCAGGCGCGCCGTTCACCGTCGATACGTAGACCCGAACGGCGTTAAGGGTCTTGTTCCCGGACGGGGAAAAGCTGAATGCCGCATAAGTTGCGGCAGCATTAGTTCCCATAGCTGTGGCGGTAGGAACCTGTGCAGAGCTGCACAGAATCCCCATTGCGTTGCTCATCAGGTTGGTGGCCATAACACCCTCTTTAAATCCCGTTCAACCGAAACAACCTGATTTAGAACCGGAACTCATAATCTGGAATAGCCTGAATCGCAGTTTTTCCTTCATTGAATCCGTTGATCGCCGGAGTTGTCAAATCGGTGTAACCTTCCATCCACATCCACGACCGCACATTCATAAGCACCAGATCGAGACTCCGATTGTCATCCATCAAATCAGCCGGCCACACTGTCGCGGTCGTTGTCGGACTGGTTTGCGACGACGACGTGCCAAATCCTAGTTCGTAGGATTGATCCTGGTTTAATTCTATACTGGTCAGGTAATATCGACCCGTGTTGACGATAATCCCCTTCTCGTTGATCAACTGCCTAAACTCTTCGCTCCATAGTGCTTGTCCGGTGTACCCGCCGATCAGCGCTTTAAGCCTGATGTTCCCGATGATCTGTTCGGGCTCGTCGGTCGTCCGATCGAACAGGTAAGATATCGGCTTGGTGTAGGTATTCCCGCCGATGTTGATGTTACACGTCGTCGGCGGTTCGTTATTTTCGCCGGGAATCGGAACGATAGTGACACCACTGATGCGATCGGGCACGACGACTCTCCTGGATTTTCTGGGGTACACAAAATGCACCGGCTGACGAACCGGTTTTCTGAACAAGTGCAGCACCGCAGCGATCATGCCACACCAATTAACGGAGCAAGTACGAGGTGACTATGACAGCGACAAGAGCCGTGAGTAGCAAAAAGTTGATGGCGTTTCCGGTATTCCGGTACTCGGATACAAGGCGCCTAGCTTCCGGTCCGTATTCGCCCTTCCACTGTTTGCTGAGAACGTAAGCCTTCTGTTGATCCGTCTGAAACTCACCCGGCCGTTCACTCAGCCACATCATGAACCAGCCGATCAGTGCCAGCGCGCAAAGCCCCAGAATGGCGTACAGTTGCAGTATGGTAATGTCAGTCATCGGTTTTGTCCTTTTTCCCGAGTTTGCCTCGGGTCATGAACTTGGCGACCCGCCCTTCGACCGTTTTCTCGGTCATCCATTCGTTGCCGGGCGCCTCTTGCGCTTTGACCGCTTTACCTTTAACGGCGGTCAATTTGATCCCGCCTTCTTTCGGGCCGTTGAGTACGGCGTTAATGGTCCGTTGGAGTCCTTCCGGTGAGGTCGAGTAGTACGCGGACTCTTGCCCGTTGATCCTGAACGACCACATTCCGTCTTGTCGCTGGAACGTTTCGACGGTGAATCCCGTTCCTTCCTTCGGGTCACCGGGAGCTGGTTCGTCCTTCTTTCCCTTAGCCATTAGCATTTCCTCCGGTTACGCGGACGTCAGTTGAATGAGGCCCTCGGCGTCGATCTGCACGCTGAACGTGCCGCCGCCCAGTGCCGCTCCACCGGTAAGCCCGGTCGCCGTGTCGATGTGCAGCACTAACGGGTCGTCGTTCGGTGTGGAATCGTTCCCACCAGTCTGCACGTACACGATCAGCGATTTGACAGTTTGCCCGGATTCGAGCGCCCCGAACGATATGTCGGCACAGTCCAGTTCAACCCGGTCGTTGGCGTCGTCGATGTTGACCGCGGCGCTCCCGAGCGTCTGCCTGGCGTAACTGGCCACACTGACCTCGACCAAACCTGTAAGGTCTCCGACGAAATCATGGTCTTTGTTCGGACTGTACGTACTGGTGGAACGCTCCAACAACATCCGGATGACCGCACTCGCCCAGTTCAAGTTGCCGGAAGCCATCCGTTCAAAAAACTTGGTGTACAAGAAGTTAGCCATTGGTGTTGTCCGGAGTGTTTGTTTGGTGTGCTAACCGAGGCCGGGCCTTCGAGAATCTCCCCCTCCCGAATGATGAACTCGGCCCTCCTTGTGAGAAGTGGCCTGTCGTTCACTTCAGCCCGGCCTCGGCGGGGTGCTAACCGGAGTTCGGTCGAAAGGTTCGCCATTCCTTAGAGGACGCCCCTTGAGGTGCTGCCGCTCATCGTCCTCGTCCCGACCGAACTCCGGCGTGTATTAGTTACGCGAACGCAATCGCTCCTGTTACCACCAGTCCACCGTCTGGCCTTCTGAACACCAGGTAAATTGTCCTTACAGCCGTGTCCGTGATAACCAGGTCCATTACACCTGCAGCGTTGGTCACAATCCTGCCTACCTGACCGGACGTCTGACTGATGAACACTCCGTTAGTACCGGCCGCAAAGTTAGAACTGGTCGCCGTCCCAACTGCCAACGTAGTCAGGTTCGTGGTCAGGTAAAAATCGGCACTGATCCGCTCTTTCACCGCTTTACCTTCTAAATCATTGAACGTCAAGGTCGCCGTTCTCGCGTTCGTCGCCTCTGCCGTGAGCGACATGCTGATGCTGTCCCACAACGCATCCCGGTACGGATTCCTATATTTCGGTACGCGACGCATCTTACACACTCCTTTTCAGAGTTAAGGGTCATTCGCGATCAAGGGTGGTTTCGTGTTTGGTGTTTATTCTGGGTTACCGGTTGTGTCCTGTCAACCGAAGTTGAACACCCTTTGGGTGTTCAAACGCCGGAAAACCAGCTAAAATCTGGCGGTTTTATCACTCCTTAAAATTTCCAAAAAATTTTTATTTTTGGCCGTTTTTAAGCACTTTTTGGAGCATTCCGGAAGTTTTTGGGACTATAGTTGCTCCGGTAAATGTTATGGGCGATTTATTTAGATTAGGAAAATTTTTGGAGGCAAATGAGCTAGAGGAAATTCATTTAAGGGAAATTTTTTGGAGGTAAATAACTTAGAGGAGCTAACCCCGGTGCAGAAAAGGTCGTAAATCCGTCAGATGACCGGTACCCAAATTGGACCTGTAGATCTAGATGTCTGGTTTGACCCGAGCCTGCTCCTAAACCCGATATGTAGATCGATTTGTCTAGTACCGGAACATTCTAGATATGTAGATACAGATGTCGGGTTTACCGAACCACTCCATTAAACCCGATATGTCGATACAGATGTCTGGTTTGAGTGCAAGCCGTGCGCCAAGGTGCAGACCAAAATGTACTAGAAATTTCTTTTATTTTTTCGTGACATCGAGTTGACATCAGCGGGGGGAGAGAGTATATTTACATCATGACAACTGAGTGACGCGACAACGCAACACACTGTTGCACTCGCGATCACAAGTGTCATGTAGAGAGTACGCAAGATGTCGAAGACCAAGAAGAACGTCGCTGTCGTCGCGAGCACGAGCGAGAGCAAGAAGAACGTCAAGGCGCCGGCGCCCGTCGTCGCACAAGCGCCCGTCGAGAGCGAAGTCGTCGCGAAGACGACGAAAGAGAAGCGTGCCGAGCATCACACGAAAGCCGTCAACACGGGCGCCCTCATTACTAAGGGCGCCGGCGCCGATGTGCTCGGGGGCGCGATCGGGCGCCGCACGCACGCGATTCACGTCGTGCTGCTCGACGCTGCTCGTGCAGGGGCGCTGCTCACGACGAAAGAGATTACAGCGCAAGCGACGAGCGTTCTCGGGGTGACCTGCAACGCTACTGCGTCGCATCTCAACACGATGAAAGAGCGCCTGTATCTGACTCGCGAGAACGGCGCCTGGCGCCTCACTGATCTTGCACTTAAGCTGTGCGGCGCGACGTGGGCGCAAGACTTGACGCCAGCGCCTACGAAGAAGCCGAGCAAGAAAAAGTGAGTGACGAGTCGTTGACACGCTCGGGCGCCCTCACAAGGGGCGCCCTTACAGCATTGAGTGACGACACTTCGTTGTCACGAGTCTACAGAGAGCACACGATGAACGACACAATCACACTGATCGAGCTTCGCAACGTGATTCTGCGGGGCGCCGCACGAATCAAGACGAACGAGAACGACGTTCACGCACTACTCGAAATCGTGCGGGAAGTGCTCGGCAAGGGCGCAGCACAAGACGACGCGAACGACAACGTTCTCGCGTTCGCGTGCAAGCTACAAGTCGAAATCGAACAGTACACATCGAGCGCCGAAGACTATCACACGTTCGACTACATAGAGCGATGGGCGCCGTTCACAAAATGATCTTGCGTCAACGAAACGTCGCGAGTTATAATGCTCGCGACGTTTCTTCTTTTTCACACTCACTCTCAGAGGGCGCCCGATGAACATGACTCGTGATGATGCAATCGTGCTCGCTGCGTACACAGCACTGATCGCGTCTCGAAACGACGACAGCTACTTCAAAGCGATGACGCGTCAATGCGAAGTTCTCGACGCGATTCGCAGTTATGACAAGACGTGTCAGCTCGACGACGCAGTATATGTGTTCTCGACGCTGCTCATGCTGACGAGCGCCGAGCACGCAGAGCACTACGGCGCCGACAAACAGGTTGAGTATCACGCGATCCACGACCGATTCATCCGAAAGCTGAACGAAATTTCTGAGTGACATCTGAATGTCGCACATCTATACGACGCATGTTTAATGGTCGTATGCGTCGTTAAACGCTCGTCGGATGAAGACCAAGTTTGCCGGTTCATTTCTGACCTCACACCTATATACACATTTCCGCGTCCAGTCAAAACCATACGTCCGATCAAAACCAGTCAGAACCGGAAACTTCCAGTCAAAACCGCGTGACCAGTCAGAACCAGTCAGAACCGGTATGTTCTGGAGTTTACCTGCGGTTCAGCCTCGGTACACCTACGTGCGTGCGTCCAGTCAGAACCAAAATGTTTCGGTAAACGCGTGTGCGTAAACTCGCCCTAGAATGGGTGACCAGTCAGAACCGAATAGCATTTTAGTGTGATAAATAAATTCGGGTCCCCCCGGTTGGAATACCTATAAAAAATGCCCCTCTATTTTGGGATAGTGCTCCTTTTATACTCCTTTTGGTTTCATTCCTAATACAGCACATACCGGCATACACGCACTGCGCATATGTGCGTACATATGTGCCGAGAGATGTGCTCAGTGTAACAGTGCTGAGCACAGTAGCGGTTTGTGTTTCCCCTTAGGATTTTAAGGGGAAAGTAGATTATTCCCCGGAGTTCTTTTTCACTCAGGAAAATAAACCTAAACGCTCCAACTAAATCTTGGACGCATAGCCAAAATTAGAGTGGACTGCACCTGAGCCTTGTCGCAGGAGAACGCCACCCACTTGACCATAGGAATTCCTGGCCTCATAAAGTTGCTCCTCGGTAGACGGATTGAACCCGCCGACCCGGACCTTCTTCCTGTGACACATCGAGAACGCGAGCGCCGCCGAGTCCACCTGGTCTTTGTCCTTAGAATGGGGAAAGTATTTGACCTCTTCGACCCAGTCATACGCCCAGTCCACCCAGAACTTACCTTTACGAGTCGTTTCCGGCAGATACACGTTCCCGGCATTAACCTGCGAGCTGAAAGGGTCGGCACGCTCCTTTTTATCACCCATGGCCTTGTTGACCTTTATGACCGTTACGCGGAAGCCTGCCAACCTGCGGACCGTGTTTTCGGCCGATTCTTTGCCGCCTGATCCGCCTTCCTGTTCGATACCGACCTGCACCGCGTAACCGTCCTGTCTGGCCGTCCTTTCAATAATACGTTCCCGCTCCGCAGAATCCTTTTTAAACCGGATGACGTCCAAAATCCAGAACTTACCTTCTAAGTCCAAACCCATTAGAGTACCGACTGTCCAGTTCCCACCGTCGGCCGTTCCTGCTTTGTCCCAGAACCGAACTAACCGCTGCCAACGGGTAGGTGGGGGCCCGTACTTCAGCCTCGACGTTTTGAACATGGCGCCCTCGGGGGGCGCCGGGCTCTGTCTGAACTGTGAGGCGTAAAATCCGGCACCGTTGCCTTTGTACTCCTTTAATACCTTTTTGGACAAACGGACAGGATCCAACAAACCCCAGCGGTAAAACTTCCTGATTCTTTTAGGAAACGGTCGGTCTTCCAGCTCCGCAGGAAGTTTGATGTGCTTGACGTTCCTCTTTGTGAGCATCTGGGCCGTAGGATCGTCCTGGTGTAGCCGTTGCATCACCAGGATTGTGACCGTTACGGCCTTGTCCACTTTGCGCGAGCTGAGCGTCTCCCGAATCCAACGGTTCGCGGCGTTTAAGTCCAACTCCGAGAACGCCTGGTTCGGGTCGAGTGGGTCGTCAATGACGATGCAGTGGGCGTGCTTCCCCGTTACCGAGCCGTTTACGCCTACCGCGTACCGCCAACCACCGTGCGTGTTCTGAAACAACCCTTTCGTATTCTGGTCTTCACGCAGGACGATGTCCGTGAAGCACCGTTTGTACTTGTCCGATTCTACGATGTCACGGGTCTTCAGGCTCAGATCGTCACGGGCCAGTTTCTCCGAGTACGAGGCGCCGATGAACTTGAACCTGGGCATGCGGGTCCACGCCCACGCGGGCAGCATGACCGACATGATCGTGGACTTAGTGGTCCCAGGCGGGATGTTTACCACCAGATCGAACTTCTTAGGTTCGCCTTTGAACACCCGCTCCATCATTAGCTGGACGCGGTGACACAGGTACTCGATGTGCCAGTTCCAGATTGGTTTCTCTTGGCTGACACACGACCAGAACTCCTTGACGAACTCGAAAAACGACTCCCGGCAGACCGAGGCCATTACGTCGTACGGATCGAACTCGACTTCTTCCGGTATTTCCGGGTTTAGTGCCTTGGTGCGTTTGATCTTTCGGACCATTCGCCTGATTTCACCTTTGAGTTCTTTAAGCGCAAGGCGTCTTATTTTGCGATTGTGACATTTCCTTTGACGTTCGAGGCGCGAAACAGGCAAAAGTGCAGGGCGAGCAATTTTGTTTTGCGGAATGCGTCGGTTTTTAACGGAAGACACCATTTATTCTTGCTCCTTTTCACGGTACTTGGCCAGGATCGCTTTACGGTGCTCTAACGGGAGATCAAGGTCGTCAATTTTTACGGTAGTGGTGTTCTTGGTGCCGCCGGTGATGTTCACGTTCTTTTCGACCACGTTCTTGATGCTGTACCCGCGATCGCTATTAATGGTACGATTGGCGAACATGACCGCACCTGGGTGACCTTTCTTGACGAGGAGCATTAGGGCGCCCTCGAAGAAGTTCTTTTTGTGCCAGTCGATTTCGTCAATAAGTTCCGCGAACCTGCGGTCTTCTTTGATCCATCTTTCCAGTTTGCGCTTGGAAACGTGACACAGACGGAGAGCTGTGGACAGATTAAATGCGGAGTGCACCAGTGCGTGGATGAACAGGTTTTGTTGACCCACTCGACCGAGTCCTTCTAACTTGGCTTCGAGCCTGCCTACCGGCGATTTGGCCTTTTCGCACTCCATTATTTCTTCCCACAGATAACGGAGCTCAGGATCAAGTTGCTTGTAAATGTACTCCTTGAAGTTATTGGCCTCTTCGTCTAGTTTTCGACCACGTTCGAGGGCTTCCATGACGTGCTTGCGTTTCATCCATTTCCTGAACGTGTTCCAGGATACGTCCAGGAGTTCCGCAATACGCATGTTTGAGTGACCGGCCTTGGCCAAGGCGTAAATGTCCAGAATCCGTTCCGCGATCGCCTCTTCCATTCTGACCTTAGGAATCTTTGGAGTGCCTTTAGGCATCGGAATCCTCCTGTGATTGCGGGCGACACCAGCAGATAATATAAAGTACCGGAATGTTCCAGTCAATACGCTCACCTCGCGACGAGGTTCGCAAACCTTTGAGGAACCCATTAAAATCCTGCAAAATTTATCTATTGACAACTTGTAGACGGGATCAGTATCTTACACAATACGCTCTCTTGCGCTGTGCGAGAGAACGGCGCACGGCGCCCGCTCGGCGCCCCGTACAGAGTGATTCGCACAATGTATATCGACAAGCAAAACGGAACGACGTACACGAACGAAATGCTCGCAATGCTCCAGACCATCAGCGAAAACTTCGCCGACGACAACGCAATTACTCCTGCTATCGACTACTGCGACGAAATGGGTTACGATCGGGTCAAATGGCTCCTCCAACTGCTCCTCAAGATCAGTCCAAAAAAACGAAGCCAAGCGATGCTGTTCACAGGTTCTCGCCGCTACGGGAAAGTTCACGACCAATCAGACTTCGATTGGGTACTGGCGTACAGCAAAGACTCGTACAATCTGGCTGGCACACATCACCTCACACCTTACACGAGCGACACCGTTGACTTAGCAGACTACCTGATCAACTACTGCGACACCCGATCTGATGAATACGGCCACGATTGGCCAGATTACGAGAAATACGCATGTCCGCAAGTCGATATGTCATATCGATTCGGCCCGATCAACCTTATATTAGTACACCGCAAAATCCAGTTCCAAACATGGAAAGAAGGAACAACGAATTGCCTAGCGTTGGTTAGAAATCACAACTACAGAGTTCCACGAGATGTGGCGATATGCGTTATCAACAACGAATTCCAGCGCTTACTGCATTTCTACAGACCGGGACCACGTCGCACGGCGTTAGTTACTGAACTTTGTTCCTGTGCCGTCTCCTTGAAGGAGGTGCTGTGATGTTGAGTGTCCGACAAAAAGCGTTCCTGAAACAGTACCCGAACAAACTCCTAGAATGTCTTTGGAAGTTAGAAGCCGAACGATTCGTTCCGGACGAACCGACAACGAAGCCTCAGCCGCTTATTAAAGACAAACCGAATTACGCACCGAGCAAACTAAAAATCCTGCACTACGCGAGCGCAACACGACCTAACGTGTACTACCTAGTGCGTTGCCACAGCAACGGCAAAGTCGAGTTCTGTTCCTGCGAGGGGTTTAAGTACCGCAAGACCTGTTGGCACCGTTCTGATGTCGAACTGAACGGTGCCAAATTGTCCGTAAAACCTGTTTCTTAGGAAAAGGATTTCCTATGAACGTCATCCGCAAGTACGCTGTGGTCAAGTATCTCGTAAACGGTATCATCGACGAAATCACGGTGTCGAGTCTGTTCCTGAAAAGCGAAACAGACCGCACAGTACAACTGGTACTAAACGCGCTGGCCAGATACGACATCGCTAAGATGCTCCTTGTTCCTTCGATATCCGTCAAAATTCTTACCGTAAAACTGGATGCGTTCTATGATCATCAGGTACTGTGAGGTCTGCAAGAAACAGATCCCTGAAGAGCGTCTAGAAGCCCTCCCAGACACATGGAGGTGCGTAAAATGCTCCAATGAGACCAAAACACAAGGCGTGGTCGAGTACGGTCACAAAACCGCAGGCGTGATTCTAATTCTTCCTAAAGACTCGGAACAGCGTCGTCAAGTGCTCCGAGCATACAGGAGGGCCAGGTGATGCCTAAATGCCTGAACGCTTACGGCTTGATTTACGATTATGCAGGAAGAATCTGTCACGCAGGTATAGTGAATCAGTGCGCCGAGTGCCCGTACAAATACCAATTACCTGTATTACATTCGGAATCAAAGATAGACACCGATTTTCTGTGTCCATCATGCTTCCTTAAAAACCGTGCCAAACGTAAAGAAAGGAAAAAGTGAATCCTGTCAATCCGAACACCATCCCTTCGAACCACGCTCCAGAAGACTTAGCCATTTGGCTTTTTGGAGCGTGCTGCGGAGATAACGTCCGATTCGCCCAGCTCAGACTGCTCGCTCGCAGGGCTTTCATGGATGCGTCCGATATGTACGGTGACATCGACACCGATTCATACGGCATTCTAGAAACGATCAGCCGGTTCAACGCCAGACTAGACGAACTAGACCGAGATTACAAAAAGGAGAATCAAAAGGATGTCTAGCAACTTCACGTTCAGCCAAGCCAATCAAGTCCTCGACTACTTGAACAGACATTACCCCGCTGAACGGAAAACATCATGGAACTGGATCAGCACGAGGAAACTGCTGATTAACTCCGATCTTTCAGGATCTATGGATCACAAGAACTTCAGGAGCATGATGCTCCGGCTATACAGTGCAGGTGTAGTGGAGAAAACTGGAGTAGGCACATTCCAGTGGCGTATGAAGGTCGATAAGTGGGATCGTGAATTTCCTACCAAACGACTCGATACGGCTCCTACTCCAACTATTAAACCGTTACACCAACATAATCACGGACTGAACGTGACTGAGACTGAAAAGGAGATCATTCTGACCGAAAAGATAAAAGATCCGTCGGACGCAATTCGAGTTCTGTCCGAAATTACTACAGGACTCAATCAGCGACTAAAAGCCGCAGAACAAGCTTACGACAAACTGGAGAAAGAATACGAAGCGTTCCGCACAGTGACCAAATCTCAGATAGACTCAGCGCTAGCTGCGGCGCGAAGTGCTCAGGAAACGTCAAACAGCAGGGTTAAAACGATCGAAATTAAAAAGCCTGATGGCAAAGTAGTTAAGCTCAAGAACAAAGTCCTACCTAAAGTGTTCGACCGAGTTCTCGCACTGGCACAGTGTCGCAGGAACATCTTACTAGTAGGCCCGGCAGGGTGTGGTAAAACGCACCTGGCAAAACTGGTGGCAGAAACCTTAGACCTCGATTTCGGTAGTATTTCGTGTACCGCAGGTATGAGCGAATCGCACCTGCTAGGCAGGAGCACACCTAACGTAACTACAGGGGAATCGGTGTACAACGGCGCCTCCTTCATTGACTGCTACGAAGGCGGAGGAGTATGGCTGTTCGATGAGTTGGATGCTGCCGATCCGAACTTGTTGCTGTGCATCAACACAGCACTGGCTAACGGGTACGTCAACATTCCAAACAGGCGTAAAAAGCCGAGAGCGACCAAACATCCAGATTTCGTGTGCATCGGCACAGCAAACACGTTCGGAAGAGGAGCTAACCGCATTTACGCAGGACGCAATCAACTGGACGAAGCGACGCTGGATCGATTCAGAATCGGGATCGTAGAGTGTGATTACGATCTTTCGGTAGAAATGTCGATCTGTCCGAACATAGGAGGCCAGCCTGACAGGAGCTGGCACTGGCCGGCAGAATCCCTTAACGGTCACGTGGACATAAACAGACTGGTCAACAGAGGATACAATCTGAGAGAAACGCTCCAGTTCATCAGGCATCAAATAAGTAAAACCGGACTCAGGCGAATCATGAGCACCCGCTTCATAGAAGACGCCTACATAATGATGAGTCAGGGAGACTGGTCGATCAAGGACGTGCTCGACGCCTACTTCGAAGGTTGGAGCGATGAAGAAAAGGCCAAGGTGATCGTATGAGCAAGAAAATCATTAAATGCCGGTGTAACGGCTGCAACCGCACAACCGTCCACATCGAGTTCAAGAACGTTTGCAACAAGCCTCCGGTGCGAGTTTGTTCTGCCTGTAACTACACTACAACGAACAGGAGAAAGAAATGAGAGCATTCGAAGATCACGGTATGAAAGGATGGGCTATGATGTTCGACGGCCCGCTAGAACTGGTCGAACTGGCCCGAGCAGCCTCTGAAAACAATCCTGCCGCACTGATAAAACGGATCAACATCAACTGGCCGGGAAGACGAGGTCACGACTGGAGCAAGGTCAGCGAATTCCTACGATCTCCTTGGCCTGAAGCGACCAAACTGATTCGGTACGTCACAGATGGAATCATGCGGGATAATCTCCCGCAACCCGCATCAGTCAAACGTCGTCCTAGATGGAATGAGGACGAAGGCGACGTAGACGTAGACAGATTACTAGGAGGCGAACCTGAGTACATGAGGCAGATGAAACGCGGGAAAAGTACCGGTCCTACGCACGTCGCACTGATCGGCAACCTAGACGCAGGAGAGTACCATAACTGCAACTCATCAGGAGTCTGGTTCAGATCGGCCGCTTGTATAGCTTTAGCCGACATTTTGGAGAACTTAGGATACACGGTCGAGATTTGGGTCTGGAACAGAGGTGAATCGGTCTATCCTGAACCGTTACCGCATCAGTTCATCGCGTGCAGGCCCAAAGCCGCAGGCGAACCCGTAGACATTGACGCCTTGTGCGACACGATGTCGTCTTGGTTTACAACGAACGCCATATTCGCGGCGATGAACACCTGTCCTGTTAAGCCGAAAGGTATAGGATATTTGGTCGAAGCCGATCACTATGAACTCGATCCCGAAAAGTCAGGAATAGGAGGCTGGTATCGATACCTACAAATCGGACAAGACGTGATACCGATATCCGTTCCTGTAGTTACCGGATGGAACGTACAAAATGGTTTGGATAACGCGCGCGAAGTGTGCCGTCAGATCCTAACTAAGATCACGGAGAACAACTAATGGTAAATTGGCAAAATGATCCGAAAGAGCTTATAGGACGAAAGCTCTGGACTGTAGTTTATTGGAGCCGAGAGGATCGGATAGTTCAGTGTGCCATCACTGATGTTTTGACTGCCGATTTTCCCGAAATTTTTACCGTAACAGTTAAATGCCACTTATCCCGAGAGGATCGCAAAAAAAGAAAACCGCATTTCGTAGGAATATTGCGTGAATTTAATCAGATATTCTACACACGAAAAGAAGGGAAAAAGTTCATAAAACCCATGCGATCGAAGTATCGCAGAGATTAGGTTTAAAACTTGCTATTGTCGTGTCGTTTACTTGTCGCTAAACTGATTAAATGGCGCATAGGGCGCCGAGCGAGCACTACAAATACTCAGAGAGGGCGCTGCAATGTCTACTGAATTTCGATGCGAATCGTGCAACGAACTGTTCCCGTCAACCCGCTTACGCTTCGACCGCAAGAGCGAGCAGTACCTGTGCACCTTCAAATGCTACGCCGATTATACCAGAGCGCCCCGCGTCTCTCGCTCTACAAAGGCGCGATGCGAGCACTGCGACCGTGAAGTCGATCGCAAGTACATGACCGAGAAGAACGCCGAGCACCTGTGCGTGTCGTGCGCGAGCAAAACTGGCTTGTGCTGGTTCGCGTGCGCCGTAGTCGGAAACGAAACCAAAATCACTAAAGCTATACGCGACCGCTTCACCGCTGACAACGTCCGAACGAAACTCGGCAAGATCGTCATACCTAAAGTTCGCGAAGCGAAACGATCCAAAGACCGATACGAAGTGCTCGACCTGAAAGGCGAACCTATCCAAGTCACTGACTGGCGAAGTGGTAAACTCGGCCCCGCAATAATCAGTGCCGACTCCGAAGAGCAAGCGCTCCACGAAGCCGTTAGATCGTTCGACGGGCGCGAAGAAGCCGTCACCGAAACTAAGCGGGTCAGAAAGACCATAGACAAGAAACGGCAGACGATCGATCAGACCCGAATTGTGGGTATGCGAAAAGTGGAAGTGGGCTCAGTACGCCTGGTTAAACAAGGAGGTGAGCTGAAGATCGGCAACACGAAAGCGATGCCCGGGTATCTGCTCGTGCAGGTCGAAAACGATCACGACCTGTTAATGCTGCTGAAGCAAGTCAAAGGGATATACTCCGTTCTCCCGTTTACTGAAAAGGCGGACTTCGAGAAATACCAAAAGCTGGAAGAGGAAGGCGAAGTTCCAAAGCCTGCTGTGGTTAACGACGAGCAGGTCGAGAAGTTCGCAGTCAACCCGAAAACACTCCCTGTTCCGACGAACGTCGCTATAGGCGACGAGGTCAAGATCGTTTCAGGAATGTACGCCAGCAGTGAGCGTGGCTATGTAGTAGGTATAGTGGGAACGAATGTGGTCCCGCTCGTGCGGGTGCGAATCGTGTTGATGGGGCGCCCCGTCGAAACGAACGTGTCGATCGCAGACGTTCGCAAAGTGTAACCTGACCTATCTTCTCAGAAAGGGGACTACAATGTCGGAAGAATTCCTTCAGAACGAAGTTTTCGAGAAGGTCTGGAAGAACGCCGTGATCTACGTCGGTTATAAAGGTAAACCGACAAAACGAAAACGGGAAATAGAAGTGTTCCTCTTCAGCCGCTTCGAGCACGAAGGAAATAAACTGTTCCTGAACATAGGAGCCGGCTTTGATTTGACCAAAATAGATCAAGAACTCGAACTCCCTCTGGATAAAGAGGAACTTAAACTCATGGTGTCTACAATGCTTTCTGTGGGAAATCCGGCTCTGTGGTCCATTGACGACATCATGTACTCTTCCGCGGAAGAAGAGATGTCCGCAGACTGCATTAAACGCGGGCTGACTCGCGTGCGATTTTAACGCTCTGTGCGTGCGTTTTACGCGTCGAAAGCGTCAAGATGTAGACGCACACGTTTTGCGCCCCGTTCGTCGCTTTTAGACGTGTTCTGTGCGATTTGGCGCGTGTCGCTTCTGACGCGCCGTCATTCAACGTGAGAGAGTAACTCCTTATGATCGTTTCGAACAAGAAAACCGTGTCGATAAAGCACCAGAACAGCAAGAAGCTGGACGAGCGCCAGAAAAACCTGGTTAAGTATCTCGAAGAGAGTGCGGCGACTCACAAAATCGGTCTCAGCGAGTTCGCAGGTGGGACCGACAAAAAAGGAGACATGGTCGCGATTACGTGGATGACAAATTTGGAACCTGCACCTAAAGTTCAGAAAGGTCGATTCGAACTGACGGACAATTGGCGCTGGTCTATAGCACTGGTCATGGACGCAGCACACCGCAGGAAGCTGTCTGCGTTCTTAGGCATCAAATGTGGTAGTACAGGTATTCCCATTATGTCATATCCGGCGAGCGAATACAACTCGTCTAAAATGGACGAACAGAGCGTCGCCAACGAATTCTTGATCCGTGTCAAAGCTACACTAGGTGTGGCGCAAGATCGAATAACCGATCTCAACTTCCTGATGAACCACGGAGACGTATGGTCTGCAATGGCCGACTGGTGCCGACTCGACAGTCGCGGAGAGCGGGACGAAAAGTTCCCCTGGCCTAAACTGTGCACGGTGGACAAAATGCTAAACGAGGTGTGCGGTCGAGACGCGATCAGGCCGATAGATGTGCTGTGCATTGGTCACGCTGCTTTAGGCAGCGACACTTCACCAGTTCGCCAACTAGATACGATGTTCAAACTGGTGAACATATTGCACAGAAAATCGCCGAACTAACAGACCTTGACACGCCCGATCGTCCTCATAAAATGTTGACTAAGCTAACCTTGTCGCACGAGTACGTCCATGAGTAAGATTGATCGCTCCATTCCTGCAAATGAGACCTACAAAGATCTAGAAAGGTGGGTGAACAAACTGATTCATCAGGCCGCATTCAGATGGCCTAACGTGAACACTGCCGAACTCAGGAGTGCCGCGTATCTCGGCTACTGCGTCGCATACCAAACGTATGAACCGGATCGCGGAGCTTTCTCGACTTGGGTCGGGTTGAAAGTCAAAACAGCGATGCTGGAGTATGTTCGCGCACAGATCGCAAAGGCCAAAAAGGTAGAAGCGCTGTTCTCACAACTGGTACCGGATCCGTTTGCGTTCGATACACCGGAACAACCGAAATCGAAATTTCGAGTTAACGAATGGTTACATCAACTTAGTCCGGACGCTAAGAAAGTGGCGAAGCTCGTGCTGTTCGATCCTCCGATCGACATAAAGCTCCTACTGAAACAGTTCGGAGAAGACCGGAAAGACGCTTACAGGCGAGCGATCAAAACGTTCCTAACTGAGATTAACTGGAGTCGAGACCGAATCAAGAAAGCGTTCCAAGAAATAAAGGAATCTCTATGAACGACGACGTGTTCTTCCACATGATCGTAGGAATTTTCATGTTCCTGTTCGTTGCAGGAGCATGGACTGTTTCCGGACTAATTGCCCACACAGTCGCAAAAATCGAATACGGCGTTGCATGTGCGTTCTGTCGACAATACATCAAGTTAGGAACACAAGGCGGATATTATGATCTAGACAACAAGAGACTGTATTGCGTCATGTGCTACCGGACTCAACAAAACTTTTCCAAAGAAAGGATTGGAAATGGAAAATGAAATCCGAATCGGGTTAAAACAGGACGATTTTCCTAAAAACAAAATCAGGAGCGCGACGTTTCACCCGAAGAAGGACATTTGGTACATTTACACAACGGACGGCTGGTTAGTAATTATTACTGACAAAGTGGTTACTTCGATCGAAAAGAACAAATCAAAGGCGTTCGAACGGTTCCTAAAAATAGTGTCCAAATAAAGGAGAACTAAGGTGGGAGTGCTTCCAGACTGGATGATCGAGCGCGACATCAAGATCGAACCATTCGCGCCACAACAACACCGACCTGGTATCATAAGCTACGGAGTAACGAGCTACGGCTATGACACGAGGCTTGGATACAAATTCAAAGCGTTCATGCCGCGACACCCGTTTTCGATTATCGACCCGAAAAACTTCGATGACCGGATGATGGAGGAAGTTGACCTCACTCCGCCCAAAGATCACACCTGTATAGACGAAACTGGAACTGACACGAGGCTGAGTTGCAAAGCCTGTGCATATGACAGCAACAACACGTTCATCGTCATTCCGCCTAACTCTTTCGTTCTCGGCGAATCGCTCGAACGTTTCTGGATTCCTCGAGACGTTCTGTGCGTAGTAGTAGGCAAGAGCACCTACGCCCGTACCGGACTGGTCGTCAACGTCACGCCGGGTGAACCTGAGTGGGGCGGTAAGTGGACTATCGAACTGAGCAACACCACGCCATTACCTATGAAGGTGTACGCCGGAGAAGGCATCATGCAATGCCTGTTCTTCCGAGGAGACGGTGTTTCGCAGAACGCCATCAATGCTATCCAGAAATTGCTTCCTAAACTAAGCATCAGCCAGGAAGACCAGAATAAAATCTTGACCACGCTAAACGTGAATGTCACCTGTGAAACCAGTTATGCGGACAAGAAAGGTCGTTATCAAAACCAAACCGGATTAACTCTTCCGTTCGTAGAAGGAGAAAAGAAGTGAGCCGCAGTGTCTACGATCCTTACGACCCTGAAGACAAACCTGATCCTATGTCAGTAGGATGCGCTTGCATATTGGCGTTCATCGTCGTGTTCGTGTTCACCTATCGTATGCTCGGAGATCATTAATGAGGAAAAGAGTCCTCAACGAGCGCCCGTTCAAGTATCAAATGATTGGTCCTTGGAAAATCCACCGCTTCAAAGGAGAAGCCCTTCTAGGCGACGAGATGGGTCTAGGCAAGACGTTTCAGGTGCTCATCTACATGCGGATATTCATGGACGAAGGTCCGTTTGTGGTTGTATGTCCGAAAACCGCTAAATACGTCTGGCTGAGAGAGGCGTTCGAAAAAGTAGGGATGCGGGTCGAAATTCTCGACAAGCGAACACCTCCTGAAAACCTGAACAACATTCTGGCCAATCCTAAGAACACCATTTACGTGGTGAACTACGAGATCCTGGGAAAGCTGCACGGCAGTCAGCGAACTTGGTGTAAGTTTCTTAGAAAACTAAAACCGAAGCTGATCGTAGGTGACGAAGCTCAGTACCTAATAAATCCTCGCGCTCAACGGACCAAGAACTTCAAAGACCTCAGGAGAAAAATTCCAAAATGCATTTTGGTCACTGGAACTCCTATGGATGACAATCCAAGTGACTTGTGGTCACTATTGAACATCCTGAAGCCGAGACTGTTCCCCGGATACATGCCGTTCGTCAAACGGTACTGCAAGGTCAAGATGACCCATTGGGGCCCTAAAGTGTTCGGCGGTCAAAGACTGGACGAACTCCACGAAATACTGAAACAGGAGGTGCTGATTCGCAGAACGACGGCACAGGTGCACAAAGACCTGCCGCCGAAAAGACGGGTGGTGATCCCGATCGATCTGCCTGACATGAAATCGTACCGTGCTGCCGAGAAAGATCTGATCGCCTGGCTGCGAGCGACTAAAAAGGACAAATCGAGCACACGGAAACAGGAACGTCAGTCCAAGATGATGTACCTGAAACACATGGTCGGGCAGCTTAAAGTTCCGGTCGTCAAACAATGGATAGACGACTTCCACAAAGAGACGGGTGAAAAGCTGGTAGTGTTCGGCTATCACAGAGACGTTTTAAAGCCGCTACACCAGCATTACAAGAAACGGTCGGTAATTGTTGACGGCTCGGTGACCGACAAGAAACGGGTCCACGCGATCGACACGTTTCTGAACGCCGACAGTTGCGACCTGTTCTTCGGCAACTTGAAAGCGGCGAGCAGTGCTTGGTCGGCTCGTGGTGTTACTAAATCACTTACCATAGAGCTTTGGTGGAAACCTGCTGTACACAACCAGGCCGAAAAGCGAACGCACGGTGTAGGTCGTGGTCGCAAAGGAGAAATAAGCACGGCTTACTACCTGATTGCCAAAGGAACGATCGAAGAGAAGTTAATGGCGATTCTGCAAGAACGGCAGCAAATCGTGGACGAGACTTTAGACGGTCACATCCGCGAAGACAGTTTTGATGGGTTTGATAAACTGGAAGAAGCTTTACTAAAAGGAGGAATCTGATGCCGAAGTCGAAGCTCAACAAGAAAAAGAAGATCGACGTGCCCGAGTGCGCGATCTACCTGAGACACATTCCTCAATGGCTACGAGCCGAGTTCAAAGCGGCCTGCGCCATTAGAGGAGGCAGCATGCGCAAGGTGATCATTCGGTTCATGAAGGAGTATTCCGGCGTTTACGGTCCGTCTTACAAATTTCGCACCAGCGAACGCACGAAGTACAACATCAAGAAGAAGGCTAATATCTAACCCGATTAACAACAGCCCAAAACAATGACCTTCATCGAGTTACTGGAGGAACTCAATGTCCCTTTCCGAAGACACGGAGAGCATCACCACGCTACCGCCGGATTCGTCAACATCGACTGCCCGTTCTGCTCTCCAGGATGGAATAAGTTTAGACTCGGTTACAGCCTTAGAAGCGGATACTTCTCGTGCTGGGTATGCGGAAGTGTCCGAACATCAGAGGTACTTAAATCACTATTTCAGGACGTACACAAAGAACGGCAAAGGGAACTTAGATCCCGCATTGGCCGAAATCTTCGATTTGACTCCGAATGGGCCGATACCGGAGGAGCAAAACTCCGAGGAAGGCTAGTTTTGCCGGATAAACTCGGTCCACTAAAAGAGCCTCACAAAGCGTTCATCCGCAGAAAAAAACTAGACCCTGAAGAGATAGAAGCCGTTTGGAAGATTCAGGGCATCGCCCACGCCCCCCAACTGTTTTGGAGGATCTTCATCCCGATTCACTTAGGGAGTGAAGTCGTGTCCTGGACCACCAGATCGATCAAAGACAGAGCGGAGGTCAGGTATGTGTCAGCTCGTCCGGATCAAGAACGGATCAATCATAAGGATCTGTTGTACGGAGCCCACCGAGCCGGGAGTGCCGTCTGCGTCGTCGAAGGTCCAACCGACGTTTGGCGGGGTGGCCCAGGATTTGTTGCAACAATGGGAACAGCATACCGGGCGCAGCAGGTCAGACGGATCGCAAAATACCCGGTCCGGGCGATCTGGTTCGATTCCGCCGCAATTGAACAAGGAGAGGCGCTGGCGGAGGAACTGAAGCTGTTTCCGGGTACCACGTACCTGATAAATTCGGACTATAAAGACCCTGGGAGTGCCCCTATTAAAGAGATCCGAGCAGTTAGAAAACTCCTTCGATAAAGCTCGCCTTTGACGTTCTGTTATCGCAATCGCACTTTCTGACGTTGAGAGCACTAAATGCGAAAATAACGGCGGACAGTGCGATTTGGCGCTAAGTCCTCGGCGCTCGTGCAGATAATAGATGTGACGTTTCGACACGTCAGCGTGGGATAGACCGGAAGTAGCTAGCCGGTTGACAAGAGTTTGAGAGGGCTTTTCCCACGCCCTATTTTCTCTCGCTGACCTCTTGTACCAGGAAAACATGAAACCTCTACCGCCTGTTAAAGACATCCAACAATCCAACTTTCTAGACAAATTCCACGCCGATCATCTCGAAATACCGATTGAGGCTTTAAAACTATTTTGGGATACTCGAATAACACTTACCGAAGTTTTACTGGTATCTTTCGTCAATATGTTGGTCAACGTAAACAGAAATGAAGGATGCTACGCCTCAAATAAACGACTGGCATTACACGCGATGGCCAGAAATCCAAAAAAAGTGTCGAGCATGATTTCCAAACTCAAACGGCTTGGTCTAATTAGAGAGGTTGGATATAAAGTAACAAAATTCGGAAGAATTCGAGTGTTGGACACTAAATGGAGACCGATTGGGGGGGTTATCTTAAAGGATAACCGGGGGGTTATCTTAAAGGATAACCCATACTCTTCTTCACTTCGTTCAGAAGAACTACATAGTATTACCGACCCTGCTCCGCAGGGATCGGGAGAACTGATGACACCAAGTAAAGGAGATAATGAAATGTCCACCAAACATGGATTTAATGTGCGCCTCGGTATGAATACCGATAATAAAATCGCCAAGATGGATTTAATGTGCGCTCACCAATTGAGGCGCGCAGTGATATCCAATTCTGGCGCTCAAACGTACTCACACCAACCAAATAAATGGGCTAATGAATTTAAAATACTCCGGAGTAGACGCCATATCGGAGACATTTGTTCCGTTTTAGATTGGTTGGAAGAAAACGCGAAGTCGCTCCGCGACGAGCGTGTCTTCTTCCCAAAAAACGCTAAAGTGTTCCGGCAGCATTTCGATTCCCTTTTGGAGCGCATGAACAAAGATCCGAAAAGAATCCAAGTCACGTTCGAAGCCGAACAGCACGCGCTCGCGCTAAAATTACTCCAATGGCCGAAGGGAGCGGCGGAGCAGCTCCCGCAGGCGGTACAAATAACGCTCGAAAATTTCCAGCAACTGTGGCGCAGGCTTAAAGACTACACCACAGATAATCCGGAACTAATCATCCAAGGTAAAAAGGTGACATACGCCGAGCCGCACGTCAAGCTCGCCCACCAAATCATTCAGGTGATCATTCCTGGTAGTAGAACGTTAGACTGGTTTCATTCGTTGTACGCCCGCGTAAAAGATTGGAAAGATTGGTCAGGGAATATAATATCGGGAGCTTGGCACGGTGAACTTCTGTCCAAACAGTTCAAAAAGTTCATCATGCCTTTTGTGATCAGGCACGTTCCGGCGAAAGACGCAGATCGAACCTGGAGTACGCTCGCAAAGGAGGTCGAATCATGACCGAGACAGAGTGGGCCAAAATATCGGTCGGCAACGTCAAGACCAAAAACGCTTTGAAGTTCAAGGCGAGCTCCCGCTTACAGGTCGTTTTAACTCCTTTTTACAAGTGCCATTGGTTTAGCACTCCGTATTCGGATCCTGAAAACAAATGTCCGATTTGTGGAGCTAAGCTCCTAATAACCTTAACACCAGGACACTCTACGCCTTCTTCCTTACGCCATTACGTCAACGAGTACGCCAATTTGATCGAAAGTTATCCGAACCAAGATCAAGTAGGAGAACACGAATATGACGAGGACGAACCTGACGCAGAACTGGACGAAACATTTGTTGTTCCGTACTCTTCCGTAGAATGCACAGAATGTGGTCTGTTCGCCCACCATACCAATCCGCAACCGATATTCGGTCCAGGAACCTTATACCTCCGAAGAGGGTTGATGTATTTTGTCGGACAAGCGACAAACAACTACCAAAACGGTATACTGACTCTCGGTCGATTTCCTCCGTCGTTTACTCCTGAGTTTACGGCGATCCAGGATCAGGTTATAGATTATACAACCGAAAGCGCCGAACTGTTCGCATACGACGAGTTCCGGAATACATGGTGGAAAGATCACTGGCGTGATGTTCAAGCAAAACCTATAAGGGAGATACGTCCTGAAGAACCAACAAGTGATACTCTGCGCCCGTTTTCACTTCCTGCGCGGAATTCACGGCCTAAAAAGCACATTCAAAGAAAGCAGTGCCATTTGGACGATAACGGTTTTATGGCTTTGTGCGACTGGCTTCAAGACCGCGTAGATATGTTCCCTTTGAACTTCAAAGCCCTGTACACCCAGATTTATGGAAAGGCTCCTGAGTAATGGGATTCTCGATCACTAAAAAGGACGGCGCGATCGAACGCCAGATTATAACGGCCATGGTCGTCTCAGACCGAGTGCTAGCGAGGATCGCGTCTCGCTGGAAAAAAGATGGACTGTTCGCCAGTAAATGGTGTAACTTAGTAGGAACTTGGTGCGTTAAGTATCACACCAAGTTCGGTAAGGCGCCCCGCAAGTCGATCGTAGGCATTTTCGAAGCCTGGGCCGACAAGCGAGACGATCCTGATACGGTCAAAATGGTCGAGAAGTTTCTAGGCTCTATTTCGGACGAGTACGCTTCACTCCGAAAGGGAATAAACGCCGACTTCACGATCGACATTGCCGGCAATTTGTTCAACGAAGTCGCCTTGAAAAAGCTCACCAAGCAGATCGAAGGAGATCTGGCCAAAGGCGAACTGATCAAAGCAAAAGAGCGGGTGTCGCTGTTTTCCGGCGTAAGTGTAGGAACGTCATCGGGCACCACGCTGGCCGACGAGGCAATGGTCGAAGACGTTTTGGACAACAAAACCGAGATGCTGTTCAGATATCCAGGTGCTATGGGGCGCTTTTTGGGAGACACATTTGCTCGGGACACGTTCGTCTCGTTCATGGGTCCAGAAAAAGTAGGCAAAACTTGGTGGCTTCTGGACGCTTCTTGGCGGGCGATAATGAATAAAGTCCGGGTCGCGTTCTTCGAAGTCGGTGACCTGTCTCAACGGCAGATCATGCGCCGGTTCTACACCAGAGCGGCAAAACGTCCTTTAAAAAAGCCGAGACAGTTTCGACCTGTTCTAGTTCCTACCAAATTGGAGTTACTGGCTGAAGGTCAGTATGACGTTGGTCACGAGGTCATGAAGATCACTTCGGACATGTCTCCGAAAGAGGTGATCAGACGAAACCAAAGAGTAATCGAAAAGACCGGAGATGTTAACATTCTCAGGGTTTCGACGCACCCAAACGATTCGATCAGCGCCGAGGGCATTCACTCAATCCTGAAAGAATGGTCTAGTCGGGACGGTCAGCCTCCTGGACTGGTCGTAATCGATTACGCCGACATTATCGCACCTCCTCCTGGGTTTCAGGGGGAGTCTCGGGACGCAATCAACAAAACTTGGAAACATTTGCGCCGAGTGTCCCAGGAAGATCATTGCTGTGTACTCACCGCAACTCAGGCCAAAGCGACCGCATATGCGAAGGAGCAACTCGACATGTCCGACTTTAGTGAGGACAAACGGAAGTTCGCCCACGTGACCGCAATGCTTGGCCTGAACGTGTCGGTCAAAGACAAGCCGTTCGGCGTCACCAGGTTGAATTTCTTGGTACTTCGGGAAGACGAATTCGTATCGACCAAAGAGGTGTACGCCGCTGGCTGTTTGGGTATTGGGAACCCTTGTATGTTCAGCACAGAACGGTGAAATTTTGTTCTAAATTCCTGCTAGAAATTTTTGTCGAGGACGTTTACAGTAGACGATAGCTCTTGCTGCACTGTGCAGTGAGAGCGAGCAGAAACACTCAGTGAGTGCGTGCCGTGATTAAGTCCTTACAAGACAACCATCCAAACAAAACGTTCCCGCCGAAGGGGCCTGAAAATCCGCTCAGCATCGAGTACGGTGATTTGATCGAATACGGGTGCTCGATTCCCAACGTGACCGTAATGATCTACGCCTGTCGCTGGTCTGAAAACCATATGATCTACGACGGAAACGTTGCCTGCTCGATGAGCCAAGTCACCCGCATCGTTAAGAAGAGTGCCCTTGGATCTTTTTGATATTATCCCTTTATCTAACCATCTACCAAAACACGAGTACGACCGATGAACGCGACCAAGACTAGAGAAGCGAGCGTCAAGCTCCCGATCCGAATCGGCACGCTGAACGTCTACCTCACCGAACGCAACCGACTGCTCAAGCTCGGCGCCAACGGCTCGCCTAAGACTCCTGTTAACTTCGCCCTCAGCATCGAGAGCAAGGGCGCCCGGCGCAAGTTCCGCAAAGCACTCCACAAGATCGATTCGTCCCTCGCGGCCGACACGATGCCGAGCAAGCCTATGTCCGAAAAGAAGTTCCGACAATTGTTGGCCGAAGCCAACACTTTCTGATCCGATTCGATCCGAAGTGTCGCTCGTTGTAAGAGCGACACTTTTCTACCTAACTTCAAGCTAACATACCTATTATGTCGAATTACTCCGACCAATAAGTGATTGCGGCCGTCAACTCGTGCGTCAACATCCACAAACTCAGTCAACTGCAACCGTATTGCGAGTGTAAAATGTTGTATCGTGTAGGCTACCAACTTATTCGTAATCGCAGTGGTCACGAATCTCGTCTGTTACTCGTGGCCACAACTCCTATGAGTGATCCGGGGTGGGGTCATGGGCCTGTATACTGGTGTCGGCCTAGTGAAGTAAATTATCGTATGCGTCGAATAGTGTCCGCTATGGGACTTCGTCCGGCAAGTCAACCAGTCATGTCTGAGGAGCGATTCGCGAGTTACACCATCACAGCTCCTTTGATTATCTTAGAATGCGCTGATTCAATCCAGTCAATAATGTTGGATTGGGGCATTAAAACCTGCAATTTTTCATTCGGGGACTTTGAACAAAAGCTCGCTAGTGTTTTACCTCCGCCAACTCCTAAAATGCCTTCTAATCGGGAGGTTCCTACACTCGAACGCCTTATAGAAAGAATCGCGATCGACTGTCGCCCCAGAACTATTGTAGCAGGAGTACCTCTCACTAGTGATTGGGCTGAAATCGTCGCATCTGCTGTCGGCGGATATTATGCTCAATTGCCTAGATCCGAGGTAATTGCCGCTGCTATCACAGCATTTGGACAACTCCCTGCGAATAGGCAAGCAGAGCTGATGAAGTCTATTTGATTAGGTATACACCAATCCGAACGGTGACGAGGCCGAAGCGTCCACTAAACCTTGATAAACAAGGTTAAGTGACCTAAACACCCAAACGAGTACAAACTATGAAAGCCAAATACCATATCGTCCGTGATTCAGGAATTGCTCCTGTTATCGCACTCGTCACCAGGCTGTGTACACTACCAGGTGTTAAAGAGGCCAGCGTGTCCGGACGCGAACTGAAGGTCACGACACTGACGATAGCTCCGGCTGAGCTACCAGATATCGTCACCAAGAAAACTCGCGGCAACGTCGTGATCGAACTGATCAGCGCGGAGTAAATCGTGACCATCAAACTGAACTGGTACACGACCGAGACCGGGTTAACAGCCCGGCTCGGTATCGGGAAGCATCAAAAGACGTTCCGGATTGAACGGCGACCCCACGCTTACTGGAAGCGGAATGGGGAAGTGTGGGAACTGTTCTTCGAGAACAAGCGGATTTACGGTCTAGAATCCGTGTACATCGCACCCGATCTGTTCGGCAAACTGACCTCCGAAGAACAGGACGAGAACGTCCGCAGAAAGCGTGCCGCGAAACAGTCCTTAAAGGACGTTGCCAACGCCATCGCTAACGGCAATCAGGCGTCCGTTTACCAAGAAGTGCTGTATTCCCTCCCGCAACGCGACAAGTTCGGCACAAAGCAAGCCTTTATCTACGCCATGAAGGAGGTGTTTCGACTAACGCATCTTCCGATAATGACTGTGACCGAAAAAGACAACACCAAACAATGGAGTACAGACTCCGAGTTCATTAGATCGTTTCCGCAACGTCACCGAGAGCAACAGCGACGAACACACGTTGCGTCGCCGATCGCAGCACAGGAAGTAAACGTCCCAGTAAAAACTGAGGCTTTGACAGCGAAGCCTGTCAAAGCTCTGAAGTACAAAGGTCCAGCTCCTGCTAACCGGAATAAAGAGACGCTAATCCCGGCTAGCATAGGGACCAAAAAGAAGTGTCCTGTTCTGATCGAAGGAACCAAGTTTAAGCACCTGTACAAATGGGCCGAAAAGACCCGAGACTGGTACCAAGCTAGAGGATATCACGCCGGGATTCTGTTCCTGATCCATACGTTGATGCACAGCCTTCCTACGTGCAAGCAGGCGTTAGCTGCGGGTCGCAAACTGTCCCTCATTTACAGGGAAGAATACGCCGCAGTCAACGCACAGTTCGCCGCGATGGTGTCTAAAGAACCTACCGAAGTTAAAAAGGAGGTGCCTGAAAAACAGCCGAAGCTTCCTAGGTCTAAAGAAAAGGACAAATGGGGCTACCGTGTGAGCACGCGGGCTGCGGCCGTTAACGCCGTGCTCAGCAAAGTGCCAATGTCGAAAGAGAAAATCACGGTGTTGGCAAAAGCACAAGGTGACATCGGTTCACATCTGTCCACTTTGATCAAACAGAAGTTGGTGGTTCGTACAGAAGAAGGGTTATACCGACTTCGCAAGAAAAAGAAGGTACCAAAACATGGTTCAAAAAAGAGCGGATCCTGAATCCAAAGGATCTAGCGGACTGGTGATAACGGTCAGGTTCGTTATATCCACAAGGCAGTTTCACAAGTACCTGACCAGCGAAGGATACACCTGTTCTCTAGAACAGGTAGAAACTTTGCTAAAGGACGTAGACTTCACCAACAAGGTTCACAAGGATGTAGAACAATGGTGGCATGACCTTCCTGCCGAAGCGTTTAAAGATCTGCTCGTCCGCCACAACATTAAGAAAGGGTAAGGGTAAACTGTGCCTGTAATCAACATCGTGACTCAGGTCAACCTGACACCGGATCAGATTGACGAACTGATGCACCTGAGCAAGTACAAATATTCCAAGGCTCAGCACGAACAGCTTTTAATGGACGCGACCTTTATCGAGTTGGTCGGTCTGGTGATCTCCAAGGAGATCAGTGCGGTGGATCGGGACGAATCGGAAATCGATCCAGACATGCAAAAGAGAATCGATTCGATCTGCTCCCTTTACGGGATTAAAGAAAGGTGAGACGCCGAAAATCCAGCGATGTCACGCCTAGGTGAAAAATTCCTAAGTTGACGTTACGCACCGTGCGCAATAATAGAAGCGATAGGGGCGCTACGTCGGCGCCCCGATTTAGTTTCAGTGTGTCACAACACCGTTCTCTAAAAGAGGCCTGAGTCCGATGAAAATGTCCAAAGAAGACGCGATCGCAGTGCTCCTCGCTCTCAAGTTCCAGAACGCAAAGTCCTTTACGACCGCTAAGATCAAGGACAAGATCAACGCTCTGACCGAAATCGTGGACGACTCCATGATCAAGGCTATCAAGAACGTCAAGATCGCGAAGCTGCTGCGGGATGCGGTGAAGGCCATCAAGAAGGGCACCGAAATCGAAATCGAAGACCCCAAGGCAAAGAAGGAGGCCTCCAAGAAGCCTGCAGCCAAGCCTGTGAAGGGCAAGAAGTCTAAGGCTAAGGCTGAAGAGGAGGAAGAAGAGGAAGATTCGGAGGACGAAGAGGAAGAAGAGGAAGATTCGGAGGACGAAGAGGAAGACGAAGAAGACTCCGAGGAGGACGAAGAGGAAGACGAGACCGATGAAGACGAAGACGGCGAAGATGACGAGGACGATGATTCCGATGACGACGATGATGGAGAAGACGATGACAGTGAAGAGGACGATGACGAGTCTGTAGACGAGGATGAGGAAGAAGAGGACGACGAAGATAACGACTCTGAAGATGATGAAGAAGAGGACGACGAAGAGGACGACGAAGAGGACGACGAAGAGGACGACGAAGAGGACGACGAAGAGGACGACGAAGAGGACGACTCTGAAGATGATGAAGAAGAGGACGACGAAGAGGACGAACCCGTGTCACCCAAAAAGAAAGGTAAAGACAAAGTGAACAAGACCAAAAAGCCGGCCGCAGCTAAGAGCGGTGCCAAGAACGCCGACAAGCCCAAGGACAAGTGGGGCGCGACTCTCGGCACGAGGACTGCCGCGATCAACGCGGCCATCACTGACAAGCCTCAAACGCTCGGAGAAATCGCGAAGCGGGCGAAGGCCGAATCCATCAGCAGCCACATTAGCAAGTTGAAGGCCGAAGGGTGGATCGTTCGCGACGATGACGGCAGGTATTCCATCAATCCGAAGAAGAAGGCGAAGGCGGCAGTGATCCCATCGCCAAAGAAGGCCCCGAAAGAGACAGTAAAAGAGTCCGCGAAGACCAAGCCGACTGCTAAGGTCTCTAAGAAGGCCGAAGCGGCTCCTGTGAAGAAGACCAAGAAGAAGTAATCGATTGGCTCTTCCTCTTCGTTGAACAACCGGGAGCTTGAAAACTCCCGGTTGTTTCCTTTTTCCTACAGGAGTTTCCCATGGCGATGTGTGTGTCGATCGACAAGACGTTCGAAGCGGCTCATCGTCTCCTTAATCACCCAGGCAAGTGCAGATTCTTACACGGCCACAGCTACAACCTCACCGTTACAATCGGCCGCAAAGACGGCGGCGTTGGTCCCAGACAAATGGTGATCGACTTCGGAAACGCCAAAGAAATTATAAACGCCGTAGTAGACGGCGGATGGGACCACAATACGATTCTGAACGCGATCGATCCCTTGGCAAAACGGCCTGATCTGATCGGTCGAGATCCGATGATCGTTTCGTGTACCGGACACGATCAAGATCCTACAGCCGAAATGATCGCTTTGCGCCTCAAAGAAGACATTGAGTCGGCTTTGAACGGTCGTTTTCCGAACGCGTTCGAAATCCTCAACGTCGTCGTCAAAGAGACCGACAAGTGCTCGGCCGAATGGTACCCTGATCGTTAACAGGAGAGTGCGATGTATCCGCTCATCATGCGACCGAACACGCAACACCCGAAAGGTCCGCTGTACCGACAAGACGGTCAACTCGACGTGGTCGAGGTGTTCGAAACGATTCAAGGCGAAGGTCCGTACACCGGTCGTCCCGCAGTGTTCGTTCGCCTCGAAGGATGCAACCTGAAGTGTCCTGGGTGTGACACCGACTACACCAGTAACCGTGAGTTGTATTCTCCGACCATGCTGTTGACTATGATCAACGACAGGTTCGCTCGGCGCAAAGAAATCGATGGTGACAACACGCTGATCGTCCTGACTGGCGGCGAACCACTCAGGCAGAACATCGCGCCATTCGTTCGTGACGCCAAGCACGATGGTTGGAACATTCAGCTGGAGACGAACGGAACACTCTTCAACGAAGACCTGCCCGTGCTCGGGATGGACATCGTGTGCAGTCCTAAAACACCTAACGTCCGAGACGAACTGAAGGATCACATCTGCTGCCTGAAGTACGTCATCGAGGCCGGCTTCGTTAGCGAGGAAGATGGGTTGCCGATCAGTGTTATGGGTCTGAACGTCACTCCTGCTCGCCCGTGGCCAACGTTCAAAGGCGAGGTCATCGTTCAACCTTTCGATGTGGGGAACGCTCGCGCCAACATTAATAACTTGGACGCCGCGGTAGAAAGCTGTCTGAAGTTCGGGTACACACTCGGGGTTCAGGTACACAAGATTGCTCGGCTGAAGTGACTCGCTCAGAATCGATATTTTCGTTATGACCGAATGCTTCCGCGAACCGAGGTGAACGATGCAGTGGATTCGTGGTCCGCCGGATGAACTAACGTCTGAAATGGGCGGCGATCGTGTGTATCGGCCATTAGACCTTCTTTGAGCGGTCGCTCATACGGAGGAAACTCGTGAGGAGAAACACCATGTAAAGTAATAAATCAAACCTAGAGAGCTATTGGTAAGCTAGCTCTCTAGGTGTTATATATGGCAGGTGGAGCTAGCTCCAGCTAGGTGCTGTTATCGTACTCGGCACACTTAACTGGAGTCGGCAGCCCTCATGGGGTTGAAATCCCCAGCCTGCCCTTCCTTTAAAAGGAGTATTTTATGAAGTTCAACGCCACTGCCGTAAGCTACGCTGCTACCCAGGATTTGTTCCGAGAACTGATCAGCAGGTTCGACAACGAGCCTTCACGTCCAGGATTAAAAGATACTCCGGCTCGCTTAGAGAAAGCCTGGCAGGAAATGTTTTCAGGTTACTTCGTGACCGCCGAAAACATCGCCAAAATGCTCACCACGTTCGAAGAAGAAAAATCGGACGATATGGTGATTCAGAGGTTCATTCCGTTCAGCAGCACCTGTGAACATCATTTACTCCCATTTATGGGGCACGCCACCATCGCGTACATTCCGGACGGACGCATCTTAGGACTGTCTAAATTCAGTAGGTTGCTAGACGTGTTCACCAAACGAATGCAGAATCAGGAACGCATTACGGTACAAGTCGCCGAAGCGTTTATGGAGCATCTGAAGCCGAAGGGTGCGGCTTGCGTTCTTACGGCGCAACACCTCTGCATGGAGTGTAGAGGTGTTAAAGTAGCAGGCGTCGAAACGACGACCTGTTGCCTGCGAGGCTGTTTCAGTTCCGAACCTACGCGATCTGAGTTCCTCAGGTTCGCAACAACGAAAGGGTAACATGGGCTTCAAGCAACAGCTTTTGAACTTCGAGAAGGCAAAGGTAAAAACGAAACCGCCGCAAACGCAAAAGAAAACCGAAGCAAAGCTCCCGAAAAAGGGAACACCTGAGTCCGCGTACAGAGATGGAGTGAAGGACATGGAACAACTTCGTTCCATGTTCAGCAAACGGTTTTGTAAACACCTGGTGTTCATTCTCGGATTCTCCAGAAAAGGACCGCAGAGCGATCCGTTAATCAGGTCGTACTGTGACGGTTTTAACGACAAACTGGAGGACAAGGCGTGACAACGCTCGAAGAATTCAATCAATGGTTTCAGACCAACAAATCGGTAGTAACGCGACGTTCTCCGTACGACGCGGCTAAACTCGCTTGGTTTGCTGCAAAGCAAACTCCTTTATTTGACGCAGGAAAATCGCCAGCAGATGTTTCGACGTTCATCATCGTTAAAACCGAGTTCGTTGGTTTTCACCGGTGGTGTGATGCGCCTGTGAATGTGTCGTTCCTTCGCCAATTCCATCGACACGTGTTCAAAGTGGAGGTGACAATCAGAGTAGATCATCAAAATCGGGCCCTAGAGTTCTTCACCGAGCAACAGAAAGTGGAGCTGTTCTGTCAAAAGTTTCACAACCAACATTTTGAAAAGTCCTGCGAAATGTTGGCTCAAGAAATCCTAGACAGTAATCCGGAGTATCATTCCGTCAAGGTTAGCGAAGACGGTGAGAACGCCGGTATTGTGATTCGTAACTAACCTTTAACTTCTGAGTACGCCATGCTCTACTACGTCCCTCTTGAGTGCTACCGTCAGCGTTACACCATGCAACTCTCAGCCCCAAAAGTCGGGTGGTTCGAGAGTAAATGGATCGAGCACAACATTCCATACGTTCGAGTCGAACCGAGTTACGCCGCTCTCGGCGAAAACTTTCCGAACAGAATGATTAACAACGGATCGGTACTCGATGCTGTAGGACGCAGCCGATACGCCATGAGTCAAATCGACAACCTGCTGCTGATGCTGGATCGAGGAGAAATCAAGGACTCTGACGTAATCTACTTTGACGACTTCTGGCACCCAGGTATCGAGGCGTTTAAATACACCTGTGACATTTTAGGTAAACGACCACGAATGTACGCCTACTGCTGGGCTCAGTCGGTCGATCAGTTCGACTTCACCAACAAGATGAAACACTGGATTCGTCTGATCGAAAAAGGATACAGCGCGATACTCGATGGGGTGTTCGTTGCGAACACAGGCCTAAAGGAGCTGCTGTACGATCACGCCGTGTGTGACAGTCTAAAAATCCATGTGGTCGGTCTACCGTTCGACACCAAAGAAGTGCTGAGTCGAATGCCGGATTCGTACCGCGAGTTCATCTTAAATCCGCAATCACAAGACACGCCTAGTCCTAGACTGGATCGGGTAGTGTTCTCGTCTAGATGGGACTCAGAAAAGAACCCGATATTCTTTTTGAGGCTCGCCGCACTTGCAGCACGCGATCCGGAGATGAGTCACGTCAAGTTCGCAGTGTGTTCGTCGGCACCGGAAATGAAAAGCAACAACAGCGGGCTTTTGACCGTGCTGTTCGGAGCAACAAAGGATCTGTCGAACTTCGAACTTCACACCAATCTGTCTAAAGAGGCGTACTACAAGCTGTTGGCCGAGTCCAAAGTTCAGTTCAACTGTGCCGACCAAGATTGGACTTCGTTCACACTGCTGGAAGCGGTTACTGCCGGATGCTATCCACTCTATCCGTACTTCAGGAGTTTTTCGGAAGTGTTCTTGAACGGGTCGAGGTTTTTGTACGAGCACAAAAACCTCGACGCGGCGTATTCGAAACTGAAACAGTCTATATTAAACCAGTACCCGTTGCCAGATTCAGGAAAGTGGTCACACGAAGAGATCATAGGTCGCATGTGGATCGCCAAACGATTCAACGCCACTTGGTACCGAATCGCCAAGCATATGGGCGTCATTCCTGAAAACTTCTCTACCACTGTAGAGCACATCACCCCACCGTACGATCGCGAGCAAGTGAAGCGTGTCGATTGGGCGCGTCTCTAGAATCGCTTTACGTCGCGTTTTAAGCGTGTTCGTTTCGCGATCGGGCGCCGAGTAGCGTTGCGCCCGATCGCGTGTTTTAGACGCGTTTAATCGCATTTGGCGCGTGCGCGAAAGCGACGCGCAATAATAAACGAAACTATACATCCTTGTGCGAGACTTCTACCATGACCTCAACCTATACCACGCTCACGCATCCTATCCTTCAAAACACACTCCAAACCAACTCGATCAATTTCGGCATCACGACCAGATGTACCATGATTTGCCCGAAATGCTCGATCGACGTTCCTGGAATTAAGAACAGGAAAGAAGCTCAAGACGCCTCAATCTCTACGATTCATTGGACGGCATCTGTGCTGACCGCTCGCGGTACATTCCAGCGAGTTCACATCACAGGAGGCGAACCGACGATTCACCATGCTTTCGGTTTGATGACACCAGAGTTCAAAGACTGGTTCAAGGCTGAGTACCTTACTCTTGAAACCAACGGCGCTCTAGTCTTGAAGCACATCGAGGTCATCAAAAAGCACTTCGACCTGGTGTTCATAACGCATTACGTTAAGGGCGCAATTTACCCGGACAATTTCGACAACACCGAAATCATCAAACGAGCTAAACAAGAACTCGGCGACAAGTTGATAACTGAGCCGCCGGTCCGACATGACCTAGAGCACATTAAATTGTCCTTGAGAACCGAGGATCAGAAGCGAGCGGAACACGTCGCCTGTTCCAAGTTTTACGAACCGGGATTACCGTGTGCGTGGTACGACGGATATTTGTACCCGTGCTGCGTCAGTTTCGGAATCGATCGCGACAGGTACAAAGTGCCGGTAACCGAAGACTGGCGAACAGTGATTCAAGACCAGAACAAAGGGTGCAGCAATTGCCTCTATCGGGGAACCTAAAATGAGCGGTGCTAATCTAGGACACAAACGTAAAGGCCGAGCCAAGACCATTGTGTCTCTAGACGGCCTGCCTCGCAGGTGCCGGAGCTTCATGCCTGATTCCGGTGCCCACAGTTTGTTCAACCTACATTGCTTCGAAACCGCTAAACAAAACGGTAAAGAAGTCCGAGTTTTCAAAAAACCGAACGAACGGTATAAATGGTACTCACCTGACGGTAACAAGCTGTCTAAAGAGTTCCGTGCGTATCTGGACAAATACGTCGGCTTCATCGACAAGTACGGTAAAGGAATAGACCACTACGTTACAGTGGACGCGATCTACAATCCGGAGATATCATGGAAGAGTCTCAAGTACCTAGAGTCGTGGGGTCTGAAACCGATTCCAGTAATCCACCACAGAACCTCGATGCGCTGGATCGAAAAGCATTTGGACTCTGGTTACAACTACATCGGGCTTGGAGGTCTCGGGCAGCAAAGCACCAAGAACACTTACACGATATGGGCGGATCAGGTGTTCGACCGAATATGTCAGGGGAGCAAACGTCTGCCGTGTGTTAAGACTCACGGCTTTGCGATGACGAGCTATTCTCTAATACTCCGCTACCCTTGGTGGAGCGTTGACAGTTCTTCCGTGTTCAAATGTGCCGGTAACGGTAGCATCTTCGTTCCACACAAGAGACAAGGCTCTTTCACTTTCGGTGAGGAGCCTTACGTCATGGGTGTTAGTCACAGGTCTAGTGCAAAGCAGTCCGACAAGCGACACTACGACAACCTAACAAAAGGTGAAAAGGCGATCGTCGCCGAATGGCTGAAGTCGATCGACATGATCCTAGGAACTGTGTCAGAAGACGGAGAAATGGACGAGTACGGAGTGTACTCGTCTTACAACGCCAGAGTGGTCGCTAATCTGAGGTTTTTCGAACGCTTTTTGGACTGGCTACCAAAATGGCCTTGGTCGTTTAAAATTCGACCGAAACGCGGCTTCTTGAAATGGGAGGATTTGACGTGAGTGTTGATACCGGATTGATCGTAACTATTCAGTTGGCAGCTATTGCCTTCATTCTGTTGATGATCGTTAAACTCCTTGCTAACATCAAAGAGAAGTTGTAATGAGCCAATGGAAGCCAAACGGTAGACACCAATTCGACTGTTACAACAGGTGCCGCAAATGTAATTTGACCAGACGTGAGTTGGAATTGGAGCGGCTTGCATCCGGCATGGTCATATCGTGCAGCCGTCTTACCAAAAGAATCAATGACGATCTTCGGAAAAAGAAGGCCGAAGAAAAAGAAAAGCAGCATACAGAAACAAAAGAACTGGTGAAGCGGATTATTGCTAGTTTGGACACAGGTCCGATATTACAAGAGACTCCTATCGTTCATTTAAGGAACTGTTATGAGGTTGTTTCTAAGCGGCGGGAGTTCGATTCCGGAAGTGACAATGGACAAGCCTGATATAATGCTGTCGTTCTACGTTGACGTAGGTAAGAAAGGACTACCTAACGCCAGAATGAGAGCAATACTTAAAATCAGGACGTGCTCTCGCTGGATCAAGATATTGAACCATACGATCAAGAAAGGCGGCATTTGATGTCGATCAAGTTGAACCGGGAAGAGTTCTTGCAGAAACTGGAAGAAGTCTCGCCGGGCCTGTCTAAAACAGGGATTCAAGACCAATCGGCCTGTTTCGTGTTCCGTAAAGGCAAAGTGTGCGCGTACAACGAGGAAGTGTTTTGCTCGGCAAAGACGAAACTTCCGAATGATTTCACAGGAGCAGTTCCTGCCAAGAAGTTACTAGAACTACTCCGAAAAATGACAGTGGAACACGTTGTACTAGATCCGAAGGACAAAAAGTTCGACATCGTAGGTCACAATGAAAAAGCCGAACTTCGAATGGAGTCAAACATTTTGCTTCCTATGGACTCTATAGAAATTCCGGAAAAAGGAGCGTGGCGCCCCATTCACCCTGATTTCACGGACGCTATTTCGATCGTCGGCGAGTGTGCCAGCACCAACCAAGAGCTGTTCACTTCGACGTGCATTCACCTGACTCCCAAATACATGGAAGCGTTCGACAACGCTCAGATGACCAGGTATCGCATTAAAACAGGAGTCAGCAGTTCGTTTTTGGTGCGCCGGCAGTCACTCAAACATGTTCCGACACACGACTACAAAGATTTCGCCGAGACGGCAAAATGGATTCATTTCCGTACTGGTGCCGGATCCGTCCTTTCGTGTCTCAGGTACATCAGCGAAGGCAACGAGTTCGGCAAACTTTCGCAGTTTTTGGACATTAGGGGCACACCGACATCACTGCCGAAAGCTCTGTCAGATACGGCCGAAAAGGCCGAAATCTTCTCTAAGGACGAAGGTGACGATAACACGGTTCTTTGCAGTATTAAGGACAACAAGATCCAAGTGGTCGGTGAAGGTGCTGCCGGTAAATACACCAAAGTTATGAAGGTGCGATACAAGGGCCCACAAGTGAAGTTTCGGATCAGTCCTAAACTTCTGGTAGAGATTCTCAAGAGACATACGGAGTGCGAAATCTCGGACAAGAACGTGCTCCGTGTTAACGGCGGTAAGTTCATTTACTGCGTTTGTTTGTTTCCAACGTGAGGACTCATGAAAGCACCTAAAAGCGGAATTTGGCCGTACTTCGTCAAGTACGCCGAAACGAATGGCATCGATCTGACTGATTTGCCCGGCGTTTGGTTTGAAGAATGGCAGGCCTTTTTAGCCGGGACGTCCATTGGCGCAAAGCTCGCCGTACAGCAAATGTTGTTCGGCAAGTCGATCGACGGCGAAGGCGCTGCCGTAGCGAAAGGAAAAGAAGGAGAGTCGTCAGAAGACAAAGGAGCTAGTGACAATCTGAGTGACGAAGAACTCGACGACATCATCTCCCAAAAGCAGAAGCTGGTCGATCAGTTCAACAAGGAAGTCGAAGAGATGCGAGGCGTGGTCGAAGAACTCAGGAAGGAGCTGAAGACCAGAAAAGACAAGAAAGATAAGGAGAAAAAGGCCGAAGTGGCGGCGCCAGAAATGGCTAAAGACAAACCGGTAGAAGTTCCCACTCCGCCGTTCGTTGTCGAGCCTCCGCCAGAGCCTAACAAAGTGGTCCGCAAACGCAAGATCCCGATTTAGGTCGAACTATGAAATTTAATGGACGAGGCTTCTTCGCTCTGTCAACGCTCATGCAGACGAAGAAGCCTCTACCGATCGTAGCCAACTGCCAATCGTGTCGGTTGTGTACCACGGGTTGTAAAACTCCATACATGAAACCGACAGGAAAGGGAAAGCAGAAGATCCTGATCGTCGGCGAGTTTCCGGACTCGGCAGACGACAGAACAGGAAAACCTTTTAGAGGAGAATCCGGGAAGCGAGCCAGATCGGAAGTGTCGGCAGCCGGATTAGACACGGACGCTGACGTAGTTTGGACCAACGCTCTGATATGCAACCCGCCAGGCGATCGCCCTCCGATGTCGAAGATCATTCCGTACTGTCGTCCGAACTTGATCAAAACGATCGAGTCGGTCAAACCGAACGTCATCTTGTTAATGGGGTCTATCGCGGTTAAAAGTCTGATAGGCTTTCTTTGGAAAGAAGACGTAGGCAAACTAAACAGATGGATCGGATGGCGTATTCCGTGTCAAAGGTTTAATGCATGGATATGTCCGACTTATCATCCAGATCACCTGAGGAACAAGAATCATCCGGTAATGGACTTGATGTTCAAGCAGCAGGTCCGATGGGCGTGTTCACAAACGAAACCTCCTTGGGAAACTGTTCCTGATTTAAGGAGTAGAGTCCGCGTCGTATTCGACCCTGACGAAGCCGCATCGATCATCCGAAAAATGACGGATAATGTGAAACGGCCGGTTGCGTTCGACTATGAAACCAACATGCTGAAACCGGAGAACGAGCGGGCCAAGATCGTGTGTTGCTCCGTCAGTGACGGAAAGACCACGATCGCGTTCCCATGGATCGGTGAAGCGGTCAAAGCGATGAAGGCGTTTTTCCGGTCGAACGTTCCTAAAATCGCCTCGAACATGAAGTTCGAAGATCGTTGGACGAATTGTAAAGTCGGTGTAAGCGTTCGAAACTGGAAGCTGGACACGATGTTGGCGGCGCACGTTCTGGACAACAGACCAGAAATCACAAGTATCAAGTTTCAGGCTTTCGTCCGTTTAGGACAAGAAAGCTACGACGACCACATTAAGCCGTTCTTGAAATCGAAAGAGTCCGGCGGGTACGCAGAAAACCGAATTGATGAAGTCGATCCGCACGACCTGATGACCTACTGCGCCTTAGACTCTCTACTCGAATGGCGCGTAGCCTTAAAGCAATACGAGGAGCTTAGCAATGATCACGGCTAAAGTTTTTTCGGTAGAAGCTAAAACTGCGGAACAAGCCGAAGTTAAACTCGCCGAAGAGTTTAACGCTTGGACAGAGTCTTCCAAAATCGGAGCAATTGTCCACATATTCGAACCGGTGAGGAAGAGCTACTCATACGGAGACTCCAACTACAACAAAACTACGGTCACATTAACTGTATTTTACTGCTAAAGGAAGCTTCTGATGACTTTAACCGAGTACACCCAACTTCAAGACGACGGCTGTCCTAACTGCTCTGAACACGTGGACAGGAACTCGCGATTCGCTATGATAGGCATGTACGCACACGTCTGGGGATACATATTCATCCTGGAGGACAAATATGCTTACTGTGACGATCGAACTGGACGTTCATGGCAAAGGAGAAGTGAAACGTGTGTTGGCCGTGATGGTAATTGAGAACGACGGTACAGGTACCGAATTTCTCGGCAACTACAAGTACGCCTTGAGTCACGCCGGAAAATTCTTCGGCAATCGAAAAGGAGTGTTCAAGAAAGGGCGAATCACCGGGTTCAAGCGCAGTCTGAGCCCGTACAGACTGGTACAACGGTGCTTAAAGCACGCAGGAGAAATATGACACTTCTCCAACGTTGGATAACAGGTTTAGAGGGCGTGCTCGATTCGTTAGCCAAACGGCTAACAGTAGACAAGAAAGACAAGTGGAACTTTAATCCGTTTGTTTTTCTGCTTTTTCTAGGCCTAGCAATAACAGTAACCTTTTTGGACGTTCTCGACGAAGAAGTCCGAAAAGTCCAAAAATCAATCGAAAAACTCCGGTCTGCTTTTATCCTTTACGTGTTTCAGGAAAGAAAATGATTCCTCACGAACCGCATACTTTCTCCGCGAACTCTCAGGCCATCCATGAAAAGCGATACCTCGACAAAGACGCTGGCACTATTGAAAAGCTCCATCGTCGCGTCAGTGGAGGTAACGAAGAATACTTCCGGCTGATGAACAACGCATGGTTCATGCCAAACAGTCCGGCTCTGTTTAACATGGGTACCAAACAGGGAGGAACGTCTAGCGCCTGTTTCGTGTTCGACCTGGACGACTCTCTTCTGGGAGACTGGCCTAACGGCGGACTTCCCGAACCTTTCGCCAACAGCATTCTAGGAACTACGTTCAAAGCCGCAGCAGTCGCTAAAGCCGGCGGCGGTGTCGGTTACTATTTGGGCAAACTTCGCGAAGAAGGAGCCGAAGTAAAATCGACGCACAAGAAAGCGTGCGGTCCGGTGACAGTGCTGCGCTGGCTTAACGGAATCAACCGACTTATCACACAAGGAGGGAAACGAGCGCTCGCTCAGATGGGGATTCTTGACGCTCATCATCCTGATATCAGGAAGTTCATTCACGTTAAGGATGAAAATCCGGATGAACTGTCCAGTTTCAACATAAGCGTGAGCTGGCGTAATGACTGGCTTAAACAGGTCGATTTCGATATGTTCCCTGTGTTTAACGGGAAAGCGATTTCGACGTTAGGAAAGAACAACCAAACTGCGTTATGGTGGGAACAGTGTCACTCTGCCTGGAAGACAGGTGACCCTGGGATGTTCTTCTACGACACTATGAATCTATCGAATGTGACCCCTCATATAGGCAACATCAACGCAACCAATCCTTGTGGCGAGACTCCTAACTTGTCAGACGAACCTTGTAATCTCGGATCAATCAGTCTGATTAAGTTCGTCCGTAAAATCGGCAACAAGTTCGTGTTTCTATGGGATCTGTTCAAAGAGGTAGTTCGGGCGTCAATTCGATTCATGGACGACATCCTTGATTGGAACGTATTTCCACATCCAGACATCACGAAAATGGCTTTGTCTACAAGGAAGCTGGGTTTGGGTGTGATGGGTTACGCCGCAACGCTCCACCTGCTCGGATACGACTACGACACGCAAGACGCGGTCGATTGGGGCGAAGAGTTGATGAAGGTCCAAAATCAAACGGCTTTGGACGAAAGTGACAAGCTCGGACATTCTAAGGGAGTGTATCCTGCGTTCGATAAAGTCCGATCGCCTCATTGGGCACCAATGGTCCGCAACAGCACCAGAACGAGCATCGCTCCAACAGGAACTATTTATCTGTTGTCTGACGCCCAGACTAGCGGCATCGAACCGTACTTCGCACTCGAAACACAACGTACTACTGGAGAAGGGCTGAAACTGCGAGAATCGGTGAGTGCTGTCGCAGAAACAGGTCGAACGCCCAAACTGGCGAACGAAATCGGGATCGAATGGCACGTTCGTCACCAGGCCGCTTTCCAGAAGCACACTGACTTAGGCGTGTCCAAGACGATCAATCTGCCAAAGTCCGCGTCGATCAAGGACGTCAGCGATTGCTACCGTCTCATGTGGCAATTAGGTTGTAAAGGCGGGACTATCTATCGCGACGGGTGCCGAGACGATCAAGTGCTCCGAGACGTTAGCAAAAAGACCACCAACGTCTATGTATCGGGTAACGTCGAATCAGAGGTGCTAAAGCCGTATCTCGAGGAGATCGAATCGCTCAAGAAAAACGTCGCAACGCTCGCCGCTGCAACGAAGACTTCGAAATCGCCCCAACGTCGTAAGATGCCGAACGAACGCAACGGCAGCACACACAAATTCAAAATCGGAGGGACTGAAGGATATCTGACCGCGAACACCTACGAAGATGGGACTTTAGGCGAAATCTTCGTAGTAGTGGACGGACAAGGATCTACGCTCGACGGATTCCTGGATGCTTGGTGCAAAGCGTTTAGCACCGCGTTGCAGTACGGAACTCCGTTAGACAAGTTGATCAAACTCCACAAGCACTCGAAGTTTGAACCGGCCGGGTTTACAGGTAATCCTAAAGTGCCGAACTGCACTTCACTGGTCGATTACATCGTGCGCTGGCTAGAAATTCGTTTTCTCAAACAAACCAAACAGCCGAACATATCAAACGATGTTAAATCGGCAGTTTTAGAGATTCTAGGCAACACAATTAGCACTGCCGAAACTGAAGTGATGTCAATGATCCGGTCAGGTGAGTTCTGTCCGGATTGTCACGAAGAGTTGATCCGTCAGGCCGGGTGTCTAGTGTGTGTCACGCCGAAGTGCGGTTTTTCAAAATGTTAAAAGGAGATATATTATGGGCTCGTTCGTTCAACCAAAAGTCTTCTTGGTCGGTGCTACTGGAGCAAACGTTTCCGGCATCATTGATTACTTGAAGTACACAAAACAGGAAGAGTTTCTCCAAGACATCAACACGGCGTTAGACAGCGGAATATCTTACGCAGAGGTGCTGTGCAGTCTGTTCGCCAAACTGTGCTACAAGAGTCTGGTGGTCGGCAAGAACGCGAACATCAGCAAGACCCGAGAAATCAAAAAGAATCTGGAGGCCACTTACGACGCGGCTCACGGTTCAGTGTTCGAGCACGTCGGGTTAAACTTTCTGCTCACCGACGTTTCTCGGGTGCTGACGCACGAAGCGGTGAGGCATCGTGTTGGTACCGCATTCAGCCAAACTAGTGGGCGATACTGCCGGCTCGACTCGATCGATTTGGTATGGGATCCAATTCTTGATCCGGTAAAGGAGTTATTCGACAAGTGCGCGAAGAACATCGAAGACACGGTGTACCTGGCCGAGTGCAAACTCGGACTCAGAAAGCCTCCTGAAAGGCTTTCTGATAACATCAAGAGCTTAGTCGAACACAACCCGTTATGGTGGAAATACCATTCTGAAAACGGACCTGCTCCAGAACTTCAGTGGGTTCCAGACAACAGTTTCGATTTCGACAAACGGAAGAAGATCACGTCCGCAATTCGTAGGATTGCTCCTAACGGACAGTCCAACGAAATCGCGATGTCGATCAACATCCGGGCATTACGTCACATAGTCCAACTTCGAACAGCACCGGGCGCCGAGTGGGAGATCAGGAACGTGTTCGCTCAGGTGTATCACCTGGTAGCGGCACAGTATCCGACAATCTTCTATAAAGCGAAGACCAGGATGATCGACGAGCAGCTTCAGGTTTACGGTATGCGATTGCAACCGTATGAGATTGAAGCCGGAGATCCGAAAGCACTCAGTTTCTGGACGACAGCAGACCTCAAAGCCGAAGTCGCGAACAGGGAGCTTGCTGAATGAACCGGATAAAATTCTTCTTCCATCGATTATTCTATCACTGGATCTGGTATGACAGAAAGAAAGCGTCATACGAGACCATTTGTTTGATGGACGAGCCGTGTATTAAAATCCGCGAATGCGAGTGCGGATTTTGTCTGTCAACTTTAATCGAGTAGTCCATGAAACTCCCGACGCTGATTCCTACAACGAAACAGGCCTACGAGTTTTTCCATCGTGGAACTTTAGCCTTCAGCCAAATGGAAGCTAGAGGAATTAAGATCGATGTGGATTATCTCGAAGCGACTATGACGGACGTGGGAAATCAGATCAAGCAGCTGGAGAGGGAGTTCAAAGGATCTAAAATCTGGAAGCAGTGGCAGCGACGCTTCGGGGACAAAGCAAACGTTCAAAGCGTGCCTCAATTAGGCACGCTTCTTAAAAGCATTGGCTACAAGTCGATCGAAAAGACCGATACAGGAAAGGACAAATGGGACGAACGCGCCGTTGAGCGAATCGGGTTGCCGGAACTCAACACCTACATCCTGATGAAGAAGCTCAAGAAGGCGAACGGCACTTACTTGAAAGGGATTCATCGCGAGCTAGACTCGGATGGATTTCTTCATCCGTCGTACAATTTGGCGGGAGGCCTCGAAGACGACCAAAAAGGTGGTGCTATGAGCTATCGTGGCAGCTCTAGCAATCCAAACTTCACGAACATCCCGATCAGAAATAAGACCATTGGGAAGCTCATCAGAAAAGCGGTAGTCGGGTACGGTGATTTTGAAATCGGTGAAATCGATCACAGCACGATCGAAGTCCGGGTTGCAGGTATGGTGACCCGGGATAAGCGGCTGATGAACTACGTCAAGAACAGTCCGCCGCTAGACATGCACCGTGATCGAGCGATGGAACTTTTCTTTCTGAAAGAAGATCAGGTCGTAAAGAAAGGTACCAGAGACGCGGCCAAAAACAAGTTCGTATTTCCACAGTTCTATGGATCGTTCTACGTCGATTGCGCCGAAGCAATTTGGGAGGCTATGGAACGAGGTGAGTACAAAGTAGGTAAACTGGACGAGAACGGTAACGTTGTTGATTCGGACGTACTGATCAAAGATCACCTGAAAAAGCACGGCGTAACTAAACGCGGTTTGTGCGATGAGGAACAAGCTCCTAAAAAGGGGACGTTTGAGTATCACGTTAAGACCGTCGAAGACAAAATGTGGAACGAGGTCTTCAAGGAGTATACAGCCTGGAAGAAGGCTTCGTACAACAAGTACCTTAAAACAGGCGAGGTTCAACTTCCTACAGGATTCATAGCCCGCGGACCGTACAGACGAAATCAAGTGTTGAATCTGCCGATTCAAGGACCGGCGTTCCATATTCTGCTTTGGGGGATCATAGAACTTCAGGCCGAGCTAAAACGGCTGAAAATGAAGTCCTACATATTCGGCCAAATTCACGACTGCATATTGTGCTACATCCACAAGAAAGAGCGGCAGCAGTTCTTGAACATGGCTAAGGAAATTATGACACAAAAGATCCGCAAACACTGGAGTTGGATTAATCTTCCTTTGGAGATTGAGGTCGATATCGTCCCTAGTGGGCTAAGTTGGAATGAAAAGCAACCGTGGCACCAAACTAAAGAGGGGTTATGGGTGAGCAAAGCGTAAACGACAACCGTCCGATCGACGAAGACGGAAAACCGGTTAGCGATCGCGTTTTGAACACTATGATAACGGCCCGATCGTATTTAGACGCATTAACTCCACATCAGCGTGGATTCGTTATGTGCTGGTACTGTCCGGCGTGCCACGAGTTCATCGGCCCCGGGAAAAAGTTCACTTGCGGTAAACACACTGAAAACGCGTAACTAAAGGAGATGCTGCTTTATGATCACCATAGTGATCGCAGTCACCTGTGCGGCGCCAGTTCCGACTCATTTAATGAAGGAACGTGCTCCTGTCGGAACATGGGTGAATCATGGATACGGCTACTTGAGAGTAGCGGAAATAAAAACCAAAAAGAACGGTGATAAGTTCTACCGGTTAACTGACGTGGTCGAGTCCAACAAAAATTGGAAAATGAATTGGGTCGCAGAACACAATCTGATTGCTGTAATGGAACATCCGGATAAGTTCTTCTTGATATTTAGCGACCCTGAGTTCAACAAATGAAAACCTACAAGTTCAAAAGAGGAGTTCTGATCAACGGAGACTGTTTAGACGTCCTTCCAAAACTCAAAGCCGAATCGGTGGATTTAGTAGTAGCCGATCCGCCGTTTAACATCGGTTACGAATACGACCAATATTTCGACAATTTGCTACCGGAAGAATACTACGCTTGGTCGTGTAAGTGGATCGACTGCTGCGTTCGCGCACTGAAGCCAACGGGTTCGATGTTCGTGGTGATCGGCGACGAGTACGCGGCGGAGTTGAAGTTCGCGTTAGACCGCAAACTTCATATGCGGAACTGGATTATCTGGTACTACACTTTTGGTGTGTACTCGAAACACAAATTCGGAAGAGATCATGCTCACATACTTTATTACTGCAAAGATCCAAAACAACGAACCTTTCGAGCCGATGATATTAAGGTGCCTTCTAGAAGGCAAACACTATATCAAGATAAACGGGCAGACGCTAAAGGTCGAGTTCCTGGAGACGTTTGGACCTTTCCTCGAGTCTGTGGAACCTTCAAAGAGCGGAACACCGTCGGCCACAAATGTCAACTCCCCGAATCCCTCGTTGATCGAATTGTTAAGGTCGCTTCGCGCCCAGGTGGACTCGTTCTCGACCCGTTTGCTGGAACTGGAACGACGCTTGCAGTTTCAAAGCGACTTAAAAGGCGGTTTATAGGCGTCGAACTGTCAACGCGATATTCACGCTACATTGCGTCGAGAGTGCGCAACGTGCGATCGGGCGCCGATAATAGCTCTGTGCGAAAATAACGCACGCTAGACGTGTTAAAAACGAGAGCACGCAATGAGATTGATCGTCAGCGGGGCGCCGAGATACGACGACAAAGAAACCGTATTCAAAATATTGACCCGGGAGACTTGGTGTGAAGACGAGGTGATCTTAATAGCCGATCAGCTTCCTGACAAAGAATGGAAGTCCTCGTTCGAGCTAGGACAAGAGTGGCTTCAGTCCCGATTCGTTCGAGGACACCGAAAGTTCAACAAAGTGATCAGACACTATCCGCCGTTCTCCGGACAAAAGAAATGGAGCGTAGGTGTTCACCACATGCGGGTGAACATGGTACAAGACGCCGACACTTTGATAGCTTTCAAGGATGTCGGAGCAAATGACTTTCACACGAATGAACTCATTAGACTCGCCAAACTATTCGACCTCAAAGTAAAGGTTTACTTGGTATGACCTCGCCTACTGAACTGTACCGCAAATATCGCCCGAAAACGTTGGAGCAAGTTTGCGGTAACGAGAGCGTCATTAAATCCCTGTCCTCTAAGTTCAAAAAAGGAACGCTGCCGCACGCACTGATGTTCACGGGTGACAGTGGTTGTGGCAAAACGACCTTAGCTCGCATCATAAAAAGGAAGCTGAAGTGCTCCGATCATGACTACATGGAGATTAACGCGAGTGAGAACCGCGGGATCGAAATGGCCCGGATGGTTGGGGACACGATTAGAGCGGTGCCTATGTTCGGCGCCACCCGTCTGTACGTTATTGACGAGGCACAAGGACTGACATCACAGGCACAGAACGCGCTGCTGAAACACCTGGAGGATCCTCCGTCACACGCCTACATCGTGCTGTGTACGACCGATCCTGCCAAGATCATCAAAACGATCCACACCAGGTGCACACAGTTCAAAATGACTCCGCCGTCGGAAGACAAACTCGAAGAACTGATAAAGGAGGTGTGCAAGCGGGAGAAGGTAAAACCACCATCCAGCAAAGTGATAAAACGGATCTGTGACGTGTCAGAGTGCTTGCCACGAAAAGTGCTGGTACTTTTGGAACAGGTGTACCAACTGAGCAGTGAAGCCGAAATGCTCGACACGCTGCACAAGACCGAAACGAGGCAGTTGGCGATCGATCTGACCAGGAAGCTAATGCAACCCAAACCTCAATGGAATCAAATCAAAGAGGTGATCAAACAACTGGACGATGACGCCGAACTCACCAGGCGAACTGTAATCGGGTACGCTTCCAGTGTTTGTTTAGGAGGCGGTCCGCTCGCGAAACGAGCGGCAGTCATTTACGACGTGTTTCGCGACTTTTTCGCCAACGGCAAATCGGACTTAGTGTTCGCCTGTTACGCAGTGTGCGCAGGATCATAATCCGACTGCAATAATAGAACAATCAAGGAGAACACAATGAGTAGTTTCGTCCACATCGATCTAGGCCAGTTAGAACAAGAATGGTTAAAACAACCTAGACTTTACGAGAAGTACGCCACTAAGCTGGCCGAGGCGAAAGCCGAACTCGTGTCAGTGGAAGCGCAGTTCGACGTTACCGAAGCCGAGATTAAACTCGAAATCAGGAAGCGTCCTAAAAAGTTCGGTTACGCCGACAAACCGACAGAAGCGGTGGTGAAAGAACTGCTGGTATCAGACTTGAGATACCAAAAAGCACTGAAGCGAGTGAACGACGCCAAACACACCGTAGACATTTTGGTGGCGACCGTTAACACGCTGGAACACAGGAAGCGCACTCTAGAGAACCTAGTAACGCTTCACGGACAGAATTATTTCAGCAAACCAAAAGTGTCCAAGGCGGCCGGAGATTCGGCCCGGTCCGCCATTGAGTCTCACGGTATGCACCGCGGGACCAAGATTAAGCGCCGAAAGAAGAAGTCCTCCGGTATCTGACTCTAACTAAGGAACAATCATGGGTAAGCGCGATCGCGACCGCCGCAAAGTCAACTACGCGAGCACCAAGAAGTGGGTGGACGATTCGGCCGGTGGATTCACGCCGACAGCTTTCGAAGTCCCCGAAGGCATGAAGGTGTACCGCTGGAAGAAAGGGAAGAACCGGTTGCGGTTCATTCCCTTCGTCGTCACCAGCGATTACAACTTCGAGAACGCCAAAGGTGAGGTGACGTGGACCAAACTCTACAAAGTCCACGACAAGATCGGGCCCGAAGAAAAGCGGTATGCGTGTGCCACGAACTTCGGCAAAAACTGTGCGATCTGCATGGGTCTCGCCAAAGACTGGAGGAGGAGCGACTCCGACAAGGATCTGCTCGACGCACAGAAGCAAAAGGACCGACGGCTGTTTTACGTTATCGACCTTGACGACAAGGAAGACAACGGTGTTCAGGTTCTAGAGACGGGTCACTACAAAACGTTTGGCGCCATGATGCGCGACGAAATGGACGCTCTGCCTGACGGTGATCCGGCTCTCGACTTCTGGCACCTCGAAGACGGCATGATCGTCGAGGTGATGTGCAAAGAGGACACGTTCAACGGTCGTCCTTATAACGCTCCGTTCAAGATCAACTTCGTCAAGACCAAAGATCAGTACACCGACGACATGCTGGACGAGATCCCGAGTCTGGACGAAGTGCCAAAGGAGATGTCGCCGAAACAACTCAAAGCCCTCTACAACATGGAGACGGACGGCGACGATGAAGAGGTCGAGGATGACGAACCGGCTACCAAAGTTAAGATCAAGAAAAAGAAATCCAAAAAGGATGACGAGGACGAAGACGACGATGTTCTAGACATGGACGATGACGATGACACGCCCAAAAAGTCCAAAAACAAGTCCAAGTCCCGAGACGAAGACGACGAAGAAGAAACCGACGAAGACGAAGACGAGTTGGACGATAGCGAAGATGAGGAAGAAGAGTCCGATGAGGATGCTGATAACGAAGACGGCGAAGATGATGAGGATGACGAAGAGGAGGAAGAGGAAAGCCGTCCGAAGAGCAAAGGTAAATTCAAACCAGGTGACCGAGTCACCTTCAAGTACAAAGGGAAAACATTGAAGGGCAAAATCACCAAAATCAACAAAGCGAACGGACTGGCACTCGTGACAGTTAAAGGACAGGAGCGCCCGGCTTCTGTCGATCTAGACGATCTAAAGCTCCTGAAAGACGTGGTTTCAGAGGACGATTCTCCAAAGAAATCCAAAAAGAAGACGAAACCTTCCTCAAAGCGCTCTTCGCGGGACTCCGAAGACGATGACGAATCGGACGACGACCTCGATTTCTTCGATGACGAGGAAGAGGACGAAGAGGAAGACGAGGACGAGAAGCCGAAGAAAAAGAAGAAGCGTTAGTCCTGTCTGACTCGCGAAGGCGGGGTGTTGCTCGCACAGCACCCCGCCTTTTCTTATGGAGGGCTTTAAATGAAGAAACTCACGAACGATCTGAAAAAGAAGCTACGGAAAGAAAAGACCCCACAAACTCCGATAAGCGCCGAAGACTTGCTCAGCACGGGCGCCACACAACTAGACTTGGCCTGTTCCGGTAAATTAAGCGGAGGTTTTCCGAAAGGCAAGTACGTTTTACTGGTCGGGGACAGTGAGAGCGGCAAAACCTGGTTCAGCATGTCGTGCTTGGCCGAAGCGTGCCATAATCCGTACTTCAATAACTACAGATTGGTGCACATCGATTCGGAAGACGGCGCTTCAATGGACAAGGCCGAGTATTTCGGTCGAGCACTAGAAAGGCGACTCGAAATCGTAGACCCTCCGCCAACTACGGTAGAAGAGTTCTACGACTTAATGGACGATTTACAAAAGGACGGAAGACCGTTCATAGCGGTGCTAGACAGCGAGAACGCGCTGTCAGCTCAAGCGGATCTTGCCAAGATCGAAAAGCAAAAGAAAGCCCGCCGGGAGAACGAAAAAGAAGCAGGCAACTATGGCACAGAAAAAGCCCGCGTTCACTCACAGCGTTTGCGGGTGATCAGAAACAGGTTGCGTAAAACGAAATCAATCCTTATCATCATTTCACAGACCAGACAGAACATCGGTTTCGGTTCCATGTTCGAACCGAAATCTCGTTCAGGAGGTACGGCGCTAAAATTCTTCGCCGATTTGGAACTTTGGACTTCGGTCGTCAAGAAACTGAAATCTCCGAAAATTCGCGGCAAAGAGCACGAAATCGGAATGACGACCAAGATCAAGATTAAGAAGAACAGGATCACAGGTAAGAAGCCGTCCGTAGAAGTCGATTTCTACCACAATACAGGGATCGACGATACGGGTTCGATGGTCAAATACCTGACCATGAACGAACAATGGAAAACTATCAAAGGCGTGATTGACGCGAAAGACCTAGGAGTAAAGCTCCCGTTCGAAAAGCTGGTCAACTGGATTGAAGCGACGGACAACGAACCGAAGCTTAGAAAACTGGTCAGAGAAGTTTGGAAGGACATCGAATCGCGAACCGCAGTCAAACGCAAGAGGAGGTACGCATGATCACTGTGAGCGCCGACAAAATCAAAGAACGTCTCGCAGAAATCCACAGCAAACCGGACAAAGAACGAACACCGGAGGAAATCGAGTTCTTAAGGACCAGCGGAGCAGTATTCGGCGGATGCTGTGAGAACTTCGCGGACAATAAAGGATGCTATTGTCTGACCAACGCTATGCAGAGATGGGGGATTAAAAGTCCTGAATCGTACACACAAGCCGCAGAAGGGATAGTAGGTGTTCCGTTTACACCTGACAACATAAAAGGGCACTCAGGTAACAAATACGTCCGAAAAATTAAGTCCTGCATCACAAGGAAAGAAATAGGAGAAGTGGACGTTTACTCGGTAGAAAACGCTTTCGGACCTATGCCGATGGCTAGGAGCCACGCTCTGAAGAAAATCCTATGTGCCGGTTTGCGAAGCAAAGGTGACGCACAACAAGACATCAAAGAAGCGATCGACGCTCTCAAAGAAGATCTAAAACTTTTGGAAAACTCCTAAAAAGGAGAGTCCGTGTCAAAGACTATATTCAAAAGCCAAAAGCGATCGTGTCCTAGAAAGTACGACCATGTAAAACAAAACGAACTTCTAGCGGCCGCAGAGTACCGATTCGTGGTAGATGAATGGATATTAGGCCGATCTATAGTCAGTATTTCGATTCGTCTCGATAGGCCCGAATCAGGCGTTCGACAAATCCTAAACAACGTTTCAGGAAAATACACAGAGAACGGAATCAGGAAATGTCCTATAAACGATCGCCTCAGTTCAGCCAGGTCTGATCTAAGTAGACGGCGAGATCCTGTATTTCAATCCGCGCAAGAAAAGGAATACTTTATCGAATGTTGGAGAAAAGGAAGAACACTATCAGAAATGTCGATCATATTCCACGTCCACAAGGACACAATCGTTAAACTGGAAGCTGTTGCCTTCCCAGCGCGAGACTGGCCTTTCTTCGGAAAAGAGTTCCAATCGAAATACCGACGTTTAGCTAAGGAGTTTAAAAAATGAGTAAAACTTGGCTCGTCTTAGACGTGAACTATCTGGCCCACCGTGCCATGCACACGACCGGAAAGTTAAAGTGGGCGGGCCAAGCTACTGGCGTAACTTACGGACTGTTCCGCGACATCATCCAAATGCAGGAACAGTTCGGCGCCGACCACATCGTGTTCTGTTTCGACCACGGCCGTGGGATAAGAAAGACGATGCTGAAGGAATACAAAAGCGAGCGGGAAAAGAAAAAGAAGAAATGGACACCTGAGCAAGTTCAGGCGTACAAACTTTTAGAAAAGGAGATTGGTCTTCTTAAAGAAATGTACCTGCCGTTCGTCGGATACGAAAACATTCTATACCAAGACGGATACGAGGCCGACGATCACATCGGCCAATTCTGCAAAACGCACACGAACATTGGTGACATTGTTGTAGTCACGGCCGACAAGGACATGTACCAGGTCCTTAGAGAAGGAGTGATCATATACAACCCGACATCGAAACAGGTCACTACGATGGACTCCTTTTATAAGGACTGGAAACTTAATCCTAAAAAGTGGACTTCGATCAAAGCTATAGCCGGGTGTGCAACTGATCAGGTTCCTGGTATACCTGGTGTCGGTGAGAAAACGGCCGCTAAATACCTTCGCGGCGAAATGACCGACAAAGACGCCAAAGCGAACGCCAAAATCGATGATTGGATTTTCAACGGCGGTTTCGACAAGAGCAAAGAACTCGTCACTCTTCCGTTAGACGGGTGCGACACGCACACTCCAATAGAAGACGAAATAGATCCCAAACGCTGGAAGAAGTTCTGTGCTAAACTCGGCATGAAATCGCTGATCGACAAGATTCCTGGTTTCGGTTTCGGTATCGCCAAAGGCACTATTAGGAGGGCAAAATGACGCAGACGGAACAATTGGCCGATTTCTTGCTCAACAAAAAAACGACCGCTAAAAATAAAACCCTGTTCTTAGCGATAGATCCAGGTAGCGAAGGCGCTATCGGAATGTTGTCCGGACAAAACTACACGGTCATTGACATACCAACTTTGAAAATAAAACGCGGAAAAGGGAAAAAGACCGTATTCGATCTACCACAAATCGTCAAACTTTTCGATATACTAGACGACACCGTTCACAACCATCAAGTAGTTGCTATCGTAGAGCAGCCTCCGCCTAGCATGGGTAAAGGAAAAGGAAGTGCTTACGGTCAGTTCAGATTAGGATGTGCTTACGCTATGTGGCCATTATTCCTCATTTCTAGAGGATACTCGGTCACAGAAGTGTCACCTGGAGTTTGGAAGAAGAAAATGAAAATATCTTCCGACAAAGAAACTGCCAGGTATAAAGCCCAGCGATTGTTCCCGAAAGCTCCGCTATCTCGAAAGCGCGATCATAATAGGGCCGAAGCCTTATTACTAGCTAAATATCATGCGATAAACCAGGGAGTATAAATGAAGTGGACATGGATCAAAGGATACAAAGGATTGTATAAAATATCATCTACTGGATTGGTAAAATCGGTAGACCGTATCGTAAATCGTCCGTATAATTCGACAGGAGTGTTAAAAGGCCGAATTATGCGGCAATTTAAAATAGGTCGGTATAGGTACGTCACTCTTACCAAAAACCGAAAACCTAAAAATTTTCTGGTTCACCGTTTGGTATTAGAAGCGTTCGTCGGCCCTTGTCCGCCGGGAATGGAGGCGCGTCATTTCCCAGATAAAACATCAAACAAATTATCTAATCTAAGTTGGGCCGAAAAATCAGTAAATATGAGTGATAAACGGAAGCAAGGAGCATACGATATCCCTAATTGGAACAAAACAAAAGGAGAACAAAATCCGAACTGCAAAGTTTCCGATGAAACGGTTCGCCGGATCATAAAAATTGGAAAATCTAAAAAACTAACCGCAGTAGATATTGCAAATATTACAGGACTACACCCTTCTACTGTCCGGGGAATGATTCAAGGAATTAAGCGACCCTATTTAAAATAACGCCGAAGCACTATTGTTGGCGAAGTATCACAGCATCAACCAAGGAGTATGATATGAACCAGAACAAGCCTATGACCCTAGAAGACGTGACCAAAGACGATCCAAAGCTCAAGGTGAGGTATCTGATTTGGTCAGAAACTAGAGGAGTATTCCTCGGTCAAGGAGTCTGGTCTTACGACGAAGTGGCCAACAAGCATAACGCCGCACAGACGTTCAACGTCACATCTTTAGAACCTCAAGAAGGAAAACACGGACACATCGGTCACTTGGAGTTCTTTAGGAAGAAAGAAAACACGCCCGACGTTCGCGCGATTGAGTGTCAACCTGATTTGCTGTGGGGATTGTGTTCCGTAGACGCAGTGGTCGCAGCCGGTCTTCCCGGTTGGGAGTACGACAAAGAGAAATATCCGATTCCGAAAGAGTATTTCAAAAATGATCCAGACTCTAACAGTTCGGAACTTTCAGAAACACCGGAAACTGACGATTGACTTCGACCCGAAAGTAACAACGTTAGTAGGTCCGTCCCAGGCCGGGAAGTCTGGTATCATCCGGAGTCTCGGCCTGATTTGCCTCAATAACTGGAACAAAGCGTACCTGAGGCACGGTAAAAAGGCGCTCAAGGTTCAACTTATCGTAGACGGCAAAAAGATCGTCCGCGAAAAAGGCAATAAGGTCAACAGGTACGTTTTCGAAGGAAAAGAGCTGAAGCGGGACTTGAGTTCCGGAAACTCGGTCCCGCCTGCTGTGGCCGACCTATTGAACACAGGCCAAGAAAACTTTCAGAAACAGTTCGATCCTCATTTCTGGTTTTCTGACACGCCTGGCCAAGTGTCCAAAAGTTTGAACAAGATCGTTGACCTGAGCGTGATTGATTCCACATTAACGGCCGCAACGTCCGCTGTTAAAGCGACCAAGAATGTTTTAGAAGTGTGCGAGCACCGAGCTAACCAGGCCGAAATAGCTATAGGCGATTTGAAATGGGTTCCAGAGTTCGTGAAGGAGTACAAACAGCTTTTAGCATTGGCCGAGTCTCGCGATTCTTTAGCGTCTAGCGTTCGTTTTTTACGCTCTCTGATCGCAAACGTGCGATCGCACAGCGCGACTGCGGAAATCGCAACAGAAGCGAAGCTAGACGCTAAAAAAGCACTAGGCAGAGCGAAGCGTGCTCGCGAACTGAGCGAGCAGCGAAAGGAATTGCACAAACTTGTATCCGGACTCAAAGATTTGGACGTGTTATTAAATACAGGAGTTCCGGATGTCGGAAATCTGTCCTATATTCGCAAATCGGCCGATAAGGTCGCTGAGAACCGGAGAGAACTGGAGTTCTTGATCGGGGAGTTGAAAAAAGCGGAGAAGGAAGAGTGTCTGACTGGCGAAGAAGTCCAACACGCTACGTCCGAACTGAATCGTTCTATCAAGGGGAAGCGATGCCCGCTGTGCAATCAAAAACTGTCGAAGCAGTCCTCGTCAGCGACGTCCACTTGCGTCACACGGCACCGGTCAGCCGGGCTGAGAAAGGTCAAGACTGGTACGACGCGATGTTCGGGTATCTGAAACAGATTCAAGACCTGTGCGACAAACACGGATGTTGGTGCATCTACTCAGGTGACATCTTCCATAAATGGAACAGTCCGGCAGAACTCATAAACTTCGCGATCGATCGCTTGCCCATGGGATTCGCAATTCCAGGACAGCACGACCTGCCTCTTCATCAAATAGAAGACATCCGTAAGTCCGCTTACTGGACTTTAGTCAAAGCGAAAAGGCTATTCAACCTGAACGCAAAAAATCCAATTGAGGTTGAAAAATCAAAAATTCGGGTGTTCGGATTCCCGTGGGGAGTTCCGATCAGTCCTCCAAATAAAAATATTCCGGATGTTATTAACCTGGCAGTCGTTCATAAATACATTTGGAAAGATCAACGAACCAAATACAAGGATGCTCCCGAAGAAGAACGAGCGTCCGCGTACAAAGACAGTTTAAAAGGATTTCATGCCGCTGTGTTCGGCGACAATCATGTCGGATTTACAACCCGTGTCGGCAACTGCAACGTGATCAACTGTGGCGGGTTGTACAACTCGAAATCGGACGAAATCGCCAAAAAGACCATGGTAGGTTTGCTTTACAGCGACGGATCAATTCAACCGTATTATCTGGACACATCCAAAGACAAATGGGATCATCGGGTAGAAGCCGTCGTTGACGAAAATCCGGAATTGCTTGATCTTATCGAAATGCTCGACGACATGAAATCCTCCGCTTTCGACTATCGAGGAGCAGTTACTCAGAGTTTGAACCGGTTAAAGGTGAGCAACTCGGTGCGCGCGCTGATCCTTGATTGGATGGAGTAGTTATGGGAAGCAGAAGTAAAGGCGGGTACAAATTTTCCGAGTACGTTCTGTTCTACCTGACTAAGCAAAGACCGTTTCCGAAACCGCCGAAAACGTCTCATCTAAAATCGTCAAAGAGGTTCAGACGTTGCAAAAGAAAGGAAGTATGATCACTGAAAAATGGAGATGGATTACAAAACCAGGTATCAAGAAAAAATTCTATAAGGTTTCAAATAAAGGAAAAGTAAAAGCAGTTGGACGATGGCAATACCTAATAGACGGCCGCAGGAGATATAAAAGACCACAATTAATGACCCCGAGCATCGTTCGAGGATACCTCAGAGTGGGTCTTATGTCTTCTAACGGAAGACAAAAGCATTATTCAGTCCATCGTCTAGTACTGGAGGCATTTGTTGGTTCGTGTCCTGCTGGAATGATTGCTAGACATTTTCCGGACAAGACTAAGACCAATTGTCAAATTGATAACCTATCGTGGGGCACAAAGGTTCAAAACCAAGCCGATAGAGTAACACACCAAACTGACAGTAGAGGAGAGCGCAACCCTAAGTCGAAATTTTCCGATGAAAAAGTTGCCGCAATTCGGAGAGTATGTCCTGACAAAATAACCAACAAAGAAATGGCCGATATTCTAGGAGTGTCCCACAGATGTATTTGGTCTATAGTAACAAATAGGAGTAGACGTTAATGGTGACCCTAGACAACTACCAAGAGCTTTTGAGAAAAGTGGAAAGGCTGCGGGCGAAGCACGATCAAGCCGTCGGCGCCAAAAAAGAAATCCTGAAACGGCTGAAAAAGGAATTCGGAGTATCGTCTCTTAAAGAGGCCATCGTCAAGTTGGAAAAGCTGAAGGACGAGGAGATAGAAGCCGCGAGGAGATATGAACACGCTAAGAGCAAGTTCGAAACGAAATGGCGTAAGCAGTTAAAGGAGTTGTAGTATGCCGAAATACGCTGCGGACCTGAAAAAGTATCCAGGATCAGTGTTTCCTCCGTATTACCCGTGTGAATTCTATGACGCTAACGGAGAATTGGTAGATCGCGAGTATATTGTGTGCGCCGATACTGACACCGGAGAAGTCACATACATCGTTTCGTTTGACGACGGACATGGGCACGCCGTATACCAGGTAGAAAAATTTCTACCTCCGTTAGTCGCACGTCCGATGCGTAAACGAGAAGAAGCCGATCAACCTATTATAGTGGAGGGTAAGTGACGGAGCAGGACAAAAAAGAAGTAGCGGTCGCCCTTTTACTATACCGGAACTGGCGCGCCAAAGTGTCTCCTAATCTTCACGAGTTCAACGGAGGCAAAAAGCGGAGATTTCTCGACAAACACGACCATGTAGAAGGCATCGCCAAGCGATTAGGCGTCAAGGATCAGTTCTACGCGGTCTTACTCCAATTTCCGGTCATGAAAGTGCAAGTGACGGAGCTTGAACCATGGGAGGTCGCGAACCCGATCGTAGAACCGTCCGTCGGCTTCTGGGTGAATATAAAGAGGCGAGAACCAGAGTCAGATACGAGCGAGCAGAACTCGCCAAATCCAGAGAAAAAGCCAAAGTCACCGCCGAAGCTCACAAAATCGTCCAAGAAATCGCGGTCAAAGTCCAGCAAAAAGCCCACGAGCAGATCGCGAAAATAGTGACCAGGTGTATCCGAGCGGTGTTTGAAGAAGAGTGGGAGTTTCGCATCCTGTTCGAGCGCAAGCGAAACAAGACCGAAGCTAGATTCGCGTTCTTCCTTAATGAGGAAGAATACGATCCGAAAGAAGGAAGTGCTGGTGGGGTGATCGACGTTGCGGCGTTCGGGCTGAGACTCGCCTGTCTGTTGCTTCAAACGCCGCAACGTAGAAAAGTGTTGATAATGGACGAGCCGTTCAAGAACATAAACGGCGAAGCGAACCAAGAACGTGCCGGCGCTCTGATCGAAGCACTCGCAGAAGAAACCGGAGTGCAGATGATCATTGTGACCGACGACGAATGGTTAAAGGTCGGAAAAGTCGTACATATCTAGGATGTTGTGCCGTTCTGCCACACCTTGTTTACTATCGGACACACTACCGGGAGATTCGTTTCCCGGTATATTAACTCCGCTTGAACAGGACAGCTTTCTACGAACAGCCCGCATCCTGATTTGGCAAAGTGTTTTGCCTTGTGAGACGCGATCGCCTCTTTAGCTTCTGGTGCTGTGTCAGGATACATTTCTAACCGGTCCCAGCGCACTCCTAATTTGTGCAGAAGTGATTCTGTTTGCCCTCGGTGTTGTTCACGACGTCCGGTAACAATGAGTTTGACCGGACGTGCTCTAGGCACCAAGTACGGACTTCCGATTGGTCCGCCTCCGAAAGCGCTGCTCTCCGCGTCATGAATCAACACACCATCAAGATCCACGGCCACACCAATTCCGTAAATTTTGTTGGCCGCAAACCCCGAAAACGGACCATTGTTCGCAAAATTCCATTCTAGAATGTGAGGCGAAGGTAACGGACGTGCGTACATATCTACCGTGTCAGCGGATTCTGGTCGGACGTACACTGCGGTGTACAGTGCAGGTCTGGCGCCCATCAGCGAGCGTGCTCGCGTCATCGCACTTCCGCCGTACACAGTGTCGTCCACTACCATTAATGGTCCGCGGCCTTTAGCAAGCGTGTCACCACGTGCTCCTGGTATAATAGGCACAGGACCATTTGATCCGAGCACAAACAAAGGCAGATGCAGATGAGTTGCGATTACTCCGGCTGGTAGCACTCCGGATCTAGGCACCGCAACTACTCCGGAACAGTCTATAGGAGCCAGTGCGGCTAGTGCTACAGAGTCCTTTGTAAGTTGTGCCGTAGACACCCAAGTAAGCGGTTCTGCAAAGGGAGGCAACGCGACTTGTGCTGGTTTTCGGTTGATCGCTTTGTAATCAGGACACGTAGAACACACCGCTTCTACGTCTTTGCCTGCAGGCTCGCGTGTGCAAGATCCGTGTACGCTGCAATCTCGAATGTGACGTGCCTCACCGCGACAAGACGAACACGGCGCAATGACAACACCTTCATGAACGCATGGTGAACGCATCAGCGTCAAAGATTTAGCAGGAAGCACTTTTGATACTGCAGGAGTGCCGCTAGATCCCTTAGCCTCTATAGTCGCGATCTTGCGCATTCGGAGGGCTCGTGCAAGATCAGGATTGGGTTTGTTCGATTGGATTGATCCGCTCATTTTCAATATTTTGGTTGTAGCTCGCAGCGTATTAGTTGGGAAGATCACAAAGGAGATTCGTTATGCGTCGCTTGTTTCCGTTAGTCGTGACCTTTTTATTCGGCATCGTGCTCGGGTACGTTATCGGTCACGGCAAGCAAAATCAAAGCACCCAAAGGCTTTCGTTATCGGTCGAACATCACGAAGCGATGACGATTAGTTGCCCCGCAGATCGAACCACTCGCCTTATGCGAGTTATTGCCGTCTCGCGAGACGGCAATGTTGAAATTTCGATGATTCGACCTGATGATTGGGTAGTCACCTTCTACCCAAGCGCGGTAGACGGACGAAACGGAGTCACCTTCTACGCTAGACCGATCGGCGATTAAGGGATAGAAATCACGAATGTGGTGTCTCCGGGCGCCGCAAACGGATAATCACCGGTCGCGTTCGTGAAAGTCACAGACGTGGACGTTTCCGAGACGTAGTTCAGAGTCACCCCGTTGTACATCCCAGTCCAACCTCCTCCACTGCAAATGAAGGTCGCCCCAAGGTCTGTTCCACAAGGACTAGGATCGTTGCCATCTTCCCAATATCCTGGTATCGACAATGACTGAGTAAGATTGTTCGTAAATCCGTTTAGGCAAGACACCGACGATGTAACTGTCATTGTCAACGAATCTGGTACTAAATTACAAGCGGGAAATGATGTAGTACACGCCGCCAGACACTCCTCAGCGGTGGCGTACATACCAGTTCCATCACCTGGATCAACACAAGATCCAGATGAGCAGTTGAAAGACGGCGGAGGCGGACAACAATCCTGAGTAGGAACGACTCGCAAACTCGGCAACCCTGAAAGCGGATCAGCTAAAAATGTCCCGCCTGTGCAGCAATTGAAATCGTTACAGAACCTTGTGACCTCGTTAGCGACATCTTCCAAATACCAAACATCATCTGCACCTTGCCACATGCGCCAGTGTTCAGTAACAGCTTGGTGGAAGCGACACAGTCCGTCGTTCTGCAAAGTGACGACGGCCAAAGGCAAATCTACGTCAGGATCTGCTCCTAATAGATAAACTTTCCAGTTAGTGTCCATGTTGCCGGCACAATTACATCCGGCCGCAATTCCGTCAACGCAATCGGTCAAGAATCCGACAGGGCACGGATGATCGATAACTAGGATCAGTTTTCCGTATCCAGGAAGATCGATTACTTTACTCAAATCGATGCCGTCATCTTCCAATTGCACCATAAAACTGATGGTGTCGCCTTCCGCTGTGTATACTTTACCTTCTACCTCCCAGAAGCCTCCCGGAACGCAATAAACGACCAGTTCTATTGAGGCAGAAGTTGCTCCAGGAACAGCTCCAGTACCGAATACAGGATCTGCTGTACTCCAAGAACCGCCGCCGTTAGCAACGGTTAGCGTGCCTTCGAAAAACGTTTCACCACCAGCTAAAGCAACACCTGCTTTAGCTGTGAAACCTAAAGTAGCCAAAGCACCAAGAGGACAGCAATCGCCTCCTGGACCGATGGGCTGACCTAGACCATCGGAACAACAGTTAGGAGCTATGACACACTCCGGATCAGTGACGAATCCTGGAGCTCTGACGTGAACATGCATTTGCTTTTGGGTCACATCGACCACAGGCCAAGCCACACCGCTAAACCAATGCTCCCCGTCATGGTGAAATGTTTCGTGACCTTGGTCAGTGCCAATAGTAACAAATGACGTTCCGTCAATTTGACCGGACGCCGAAGTGATCGCGGGCGCGTTAGGACCGATTCGTTTAACAGTTACCGAAGTGGTTCCTGCTCCGTTTACTCCTAAAGGGTCGTCTGCCGGATCTGGAAGGGTAATTGTGTGTCCGGCTGTTCCGGTTAGCACATGAATAACAGTGTCATACCAAACCATTGCATAATCGGCGGACACTTTAACTAAGCGGCCCCGACGAACACAAATCTCATTTACAGCGTTAAAATCAACCGGTACTACTTTAGGAGGTGGTGTAGTTGGCGGTACAGGAGGTACAGGAGGTACAGGCGGTGGTTGAGGAATTTCAGACTCTTCACACGGTCCAACTTCCTCAACGAACTCTGTATACTGGCTGTTAGCGTCGCATTTGTACTTTCTAAGCCACCCGTCTTCGCACCTAAAATCGTAGTCTTCGCAAGCTGTTTTAGGATCTTCTTTTTTAGGAATGGACGCCATGACCAACGGATAGCCGTTGTACACTTGCGGCCCAGGCATTCCTTCGCCGTCAAACAACTGAAATAATCCGGCTACATATCCTTCGTACTGTTTGTTCTCTTCCGGCTCGTCGTCGTTCAATCCGCGGATGTAACACTTAGAATCTACATCCGAAGTGAACGGCATCCATTTCTGATCGTCGCCGCTACCGTTGTATTCTATGTTCCAATATAACAGAGTTCCGGGATAATACCCGTCAGCAGATGTAGTGCTTGTAACTCTGACGATAACTTTGGTAGCGCCACCAGGAGTTGGAAGAAAAGGAACGGCATCTTCGGTAGAACTCCTAAGTCGTTCTACATCCCGGACTCCCCTAATCGTCCTGTGAACCGCCTCTTTTGACGAAAAGCCAAACGCCATTAGAGGCCTCCAAAAATCCCGGTCTCAATGATCGGTGCGAACGGAAACGATTTAAATCTTTTGAACTTTCGGTACTGCGGTGTAAAAGTACCGTCTACGTTCGGTAACAGTTCTCTACCAAATCCGTCCAACAAAACCGGATGATGAACAGGAGACCCGTACCTGATAATAGGTACGGGTTTGCCGTAAAACGGCACTAGAGGAATCTTCTGAAGCTGGTGCGTTCCTTGATCTAGAATTTCAGGCTGCCAGCTTCTCAACTTGCCCGCCGGAACTTGTTCGCCGGGAAGAGGTTCATACGGCAGATTGAACACCAGTCTGTATGTAGTCCGGTAATATTGCAGCGGACCTCGGTTCTGCACTTTCATTCGTACCGGAGAACTCCGTACAGTACCGGGATCTGCTCCGAGAAAAACGTCCGAGTTAACAGCGTAAGCGTAGTTTTGTGCCGTAACACGACTGTACGCAGACTCGTTTCTAGACACGAGCAGAACTTGCCTAGCGACAGGAAACGCAGGCGCCGGCATAAACGGCATTGATGCCGAGTTCACGTAGGGCTTGCCGTCTAAATCTCTAGCCGGTGATTCTGTCGTCTCTTCCCAATCCCATTCTACAACAGGACGATCTAGCCAAGGACTGTTCTGAGAGCCGAGTGCGTCGTGTCCGAACAATGTCAAAGCAGGAATACCACCTTCAGGCACTTCTGTAGAGTACGTCGCCTCTACAATCCAATGGTAGTATTCGTCCTCTACTTTTCGCCTGGCTTGGTAGTCCACCAACACCGCTAAAAGGTCGAATTCAACTCCATCGTGCGACTGGTACGAAGCGTAAGGCTTAGGCAAGTTAGGATGGGAACAAACTGCTCCTGTTCCCATTCCTTTTTGCCTGACTATAACGTTCCATTTTCTCGTATACTGCCTGGTACCGCCACTTATAAAAGGCTTACCACTGGACGTGTCAATGATTTCTGTCAAATCGATGTAATCGTTAGCGTCCCAGGGCATTAGAAATCACCTCCGTCCCAAGGAAGAGGAACACCCACTTTTCTGCCTGAAACTTCTCCTCTAAGGGCCTGAATTTCTGACACAACTTGGCGGGCGTAGTCCCGCTGCTGTTGCTGAACTTCTAGCGCTTGTCGGAGGGTGTCTCGCACTTCCTCTTGAACCGACTTCTGTTCGTACTGCGCCCGATTAATCGCATCCTGCGCTTCAGTAGAACCTCGGTATAAAGCTCTAGGATAGTTAACCTGTGCTCCTGCTCCTATTAGCTTTTTAAGATTGGTGTACTCTTCAAAGATTCCGAATTCGTACTGATCTTTGTTGAGTACGCTCCCGATGCCTCCGGGCTTTCCGAATAAGAATCCGAAAAGACCTTCTTTGCCTCCTAGACCATAATATCCTTGATCTAAAAGTCCCAAGTTCTGCTGGAATCGATTGTACGAATCGTATCGTTGACCGCCCCAGACACCTTGGGTCATCTCTTTACGAATTCTGTTGGCGATTTCGACCGCTCTAGGGTCGAGAGCCAATGGAATAGCAGCCCGTTCTGCTATTTTCCGGTCTTCGGCCTCTTTTATTCCTAGCCACTGTAAAGGAGCGCCACCGGCCCAAGCTGTTATTCCGGCTTTAGCTCCTATTTCGGCCATTTTCTGATACGCTTTAAACACTTCGTCCGTCTTTTTAAAGGTCTCAAGTCTCTCTTTAGAGACCTTAGAAGGATCCCAATGTCCTGGAAGCCTGGTGTTCAGAATCCAGTCTTCCAACCAGAATCCGCCTCCAGGAAATCCTGTTTTATCGAATTTCCCTTCCATCATTGTGCCGACTACGCCAAAACCTCCTACTGCTTGCATAGCTTGGTTTTGTCTGTCGAACTCGGCCCGAACTACTTTTTCGGCCTCTATGTAGTCCTTGTTTTTGGTGATTTCTGCGAGCGAAGCGGTATACTTGGCTAAAGCCGCCTCCTCTTTTGCGCGCCCGATCAGAGTGCGAAGCTCGGCAAGAACCGGATCGGCAGCCGTTTTGAGTTCTCGCAACCTCGCCTCGTAAGCGTCTCGCATTGGAGCTTTAGAGGCAGCTTCTTCGCGGTCGATAGTCTCTAGCTGCTTATTGCGCCAAGCTTCCATTTGCGCCAGACGTTCTTGACCGGCAAACGGATGCAAGTTGCGCTCCACCCACGATTCGAATTTGACCGACTCTCGCGCCAGTCTAAACGTGACCGTAGTTCCCATGTTGTCGATGAACTGATCCCATTCCGTTCTTATCGTGGCAAGAGCCAACTTCCAGTAGTATTCGATCGACTTACCAATGATCTTACCGGCAAGGTCGAAGTCGTTCGCCGTCATTGCGTCTTTGATGCCTTGCGCAACTTCTTTGAACACTTCTCCGGCTTTTTGGAAGGATTGAGCCAGGGCCTCACCAACGTTGTCGAACGCTCCCAATTCTTCGAGCGCCAGAACTACGGCTGTGATTCCTATTACAAACAGTCCTAATGGACTAGTAGCCAGTGCAATTGTGGCGGATATGATCGCCCAAACGGCCGCAATTCCGCTTGCTACGAACATAATCACCTTGACGGCAATTATGACTCCCAAAATTACCTTAAGAATGTGTCCGATATGATCGAGCACTGCTTGATTTTCATCGGCCCATTTTCCGGTTGCCTTGTACGCTTCATTGATCCAGTGTGCGGTGAATTGGATCGTTCGTTCTATCCAAGCAAGGACTTCTTTTATGTCCTTGAACGGCTTGCTGAAGTCCTGGTTGTCAATAGACAACCTCTTGACCAAATTGTCCAAGTTCTCGGCGATCTTGAACTCGTCGAAGAACGCTATTCCCAAATTTCTCAGTCCGATCTGAACAGTTTCTACCAATGCCGACCAGCGGCCTGCGACCGTCTCGGACTGCCTTTCCATCATCTTGAAGAACATGCCGCCGTTGTCGGTCAGATACCGGAACGCTTTGATCATGTCCGGAATGCCAACGCGACCTTGCTCGATCAAACCTGTTATCGATTGCACCGGCTGATTCATCACCTTAGCCAGTGCTTCGATCAGAGGTACACCTGCGTTAATAAACTGCCGAAGTTCCTGACCCATCAGACGACCGGCAACGCGTGCTTGACCGAACGCTAGAACAATCCGGTCAAACTTCTCGATACCGACACCAGCAGCTACGTCGCCCAACATTCGCATGATAGGAACAACTTGTTCGGTCTCAGTACCGAACGCCTTCAATGTTTGAGCGCCGGCAATCAGTTCTGCGGACTTAAACGGAGTTTCCACCGCCAGTTGCGTGATTTCATCGAGGAGTTTTTTACCAGTTGTGGCCGATCCTGTCATGACCTCGAACGCGATCGCGGCTTGTTGGTACGAGTTCGCGAGTCTCAAGCCTTCTAGGGCCGCCGACGACGCCGCGTAAGCGAACGATCCCATTGCACCGGCAGCGGCGATAAACGGCAAATTAAAACTCGGACCTAACGTTCCGACCATTCGCGTCAGTCGAAGTAACCGATATTCGACGTGATCGACTACTCGGTTGTACTGCGACGCGTTCGCCACAAAGGTGACTACGATCTTTTCTAGGTCCATTCGGTCACCTGAATGTCATGGACTTGCTAAGGTCCGCTTCCTGAACGGCCACAGAACTCGATGCGGTCAACAAATTGGCCAGCATCATCTGTTGCTGAACCTTCATGTCCGCTTTCAGCTTCTCGCGATCGGCCTTAACCTCTTGTTCCGTTCTGTCGGTGAAATTGAACGGAATCAAGAAGTCTTCCAAACTCTTATCTGGAGTGCCACCTAACATGTACCGACACAAGTAAACCTGGAACGCGATCTGCGCGAGGTAATAGAGGAGTGGTGTCTTTTCGCTCCACTCCTCTTCAAACAGTTTCACCCACCGTAAGAACTCGGTAGCGGACACACTCTCTTTGGTGTCCGCCACATCGAGTCCGATTCTCTCGGCGATCTTGTGCCAAACTTTCTCTGTCGGCGTCAGTCCTTTTTTGCCTCTTCAGCCGCCTCCGCAGTCAGCCCGTTGAGTTCGGCACACTGGTCGGAAAGTTCTTTTTGAAGGGAAGAACTCCAGGTTTGGATCTCTTCGGCACTGACCGGCTTCTCACCCGGCATCAGAAACAAGCACTTGGAGATCAAACCGGCGAGCGACTTGTCGAAATCTCGGATGCCTGTCGGCTTGTTGGTCTTAGGATCGATCTTGACTTTAGCCGCCTGTTCGGCTAACCACCGGTCTCGAACCGCGCCACTCATCTCGATCAGGACGTAATCCTTGATCGAATGATCAGCATCCTCGAGTTCGAGTTCGATCCTCTTCCTCGCTTTTGAAAACCGCTTCTTAACAGGCTTTGCTTCTTGTTCGTTGTTTTCAGACGCAATCGTTTCGTCAGACACGAGGACTCCTTTACAAAACTGCCGGACAAATCGCACACCGACACGGTTACGCTGCTTGTCTCTGGTGTGCGTCGCGACAAGCAGCGGAAATCAAATTTACGGGGTACCGGGAGTAAACGCAAAGCCTACCAGAGCAAAAGCGTTACCGGTATTTGCCGCAATAGCGGTCAGAGTCATCATCGGCTGTTCTCCTTCTGTGTGCTCACTCGGTTCGATCTTGTCCAACCATCCATAAACGGTCAGAATGGCCGAATCCGGGTAAGTTGTGATGATGCCCGCAATCAACCGACTGATCGCCATGTACTCTGGGTACAAGTTAGGATCATACGCCGCAGCGATCGTCAGGTCGGTGATCTTGATGAGGGTCTTGGGAAACATCGTATGGAAACTGGCGTTTCGCATAGACGACGTGTTGATGCCGCCGCCCGCATCAAAGCCCCAAGGCTTAATCCGTTTTTGCCAAATAGACAAGTTCGGATTCAAATTGAACGAAACCAGTGTTCTGAATCCGTCCTGAAGGATCATAGGTACTCCGGATTTTGAAGGTTAGTTGTAGCACAACATTCCGACAGGACTGTGAGCCGCCGCAGAATCGTTGTGACTCGTCTTCACCTTGGCCACAGTGTCTCCTGCGAACGGATTAGTAGCTCCGCCTCCAGCATACCAAATGTACGCGTTGTTGGTCCTAGTTCGGAATCCGATCGCCAACAGAACAACGTCGGAAGAATCTGTGAACACTACGAAACCTTCACGGTCGGAAAACGCTTCGATTACAACGATGTTGTCACCGACCACTGAAATCGTCTCGACGTTCGGCTTCATTGCCGTAATAGCGGTAGAAACGGCCGGAAGATCGTCTCCTGTTCCGCTAGAAATAGGAACGCTGTTCGTAGCTACCGTACCGACTGTAACACCGCGTCTGGCGCCAAAACTGCCGTCAGCGTTGTACCAGAACAAGTCGATAACGTCAGCGGTAGCGAAACCGTGACCAGCGTCCATTGTCAGAGTGCCGGCGCTCACGCTGGTTCTCGTTGTCAACGAGCCCGTTTTAGCGGCAGCGATCGCCTGATTCGCTTTCACCTTGACGCTGAAGTTTTCTACAGCGGTTTGAACCGCCTGACTCTCACCGTCAACCACACCGGTAATTGTCAAATTTAGCGCACCCATTAAACCTCCCACATGGTAGCTTGGACGTTCAAAACGAACACCTGACGCTCGTTTTTCTCCAGTTGTTTCAGGAACGCTGTACCTGTTTTAACCTGAACCGCCTGGATTATCGCTTCGTCACTTTCGACGGTCACAGAACTCATGTTCGCGAAGGTCAGCGACGCTTCCGTTTCTTTTCCTTTTTTGAGACCGGCGCTGTAATCGGCCGATCTTACAAAAATTTGAAATGTAGGATGTTGGATAGAATGCCCGGTCGCCAGGTTTACTCCGTCTAAAGCCGGACTAGTGTCCAATACAGAGACAAAGTTGTCCTGATTGTCGTCGTTCTCGGGCATGATTCCGACAATGGCCAACCAGTCTGCAGGGCCATCCGGAGCCCATTGAAGAACTCCGTCATCCACTAGATACTGGATTATGTACTCGGAGAATGGTCGGTTCATACACCCTCGATCTTTACGCCCATCTGCCGTTTGAGCTTAGCGGTCATAGTTCCTCGTCGCCTGTTCACAGCGGTTGTGAGGTATTTGTATTGAGTCGGAGGATCGTGTTTTTTGGTCGGATCTTCGTGAACGACCCAAGCGTAAGGGGAGGTATAAATGATCTGGGACTTAGCTCCCATACCTACGCCTGTAGACACGATCTGCATAGACTGTTCGAGGGCGTGCGTGTCCTTCGGTACCAAAATTTGACTCTCGGCCGCCGCAATTTTAGCACACCCGTCCAATCCTTTTGCAATGTTAGTTCCGATTCCTTTTCTAACTTTGCCTATTGCGCGAAGGGTCGCTTGTGTCGTGATGTTTATAGGCATGTATCGCTCACAAATAAGCGGTACGAAGGGTTTTAAGAATCTTTATGTCCGGTAGCTTATCGAACCTTTGAATCTGGTGTGCTCCTGGATTACTCAAAGGTTTAACGGTGTCTGTGAGTTCAGCAATGGCTGAACCATCCGGATCATTCGCTCGCTTGGAGCTCAGCCAAAGAACACCGTTGACTAAAAGATCACGATCGACGTAAACCTTCGCTAAGCTCATCGCGACGGTCATGGACGGTGTGGTGAACTGCTCGTTCACGTCCTCCCATCTCGCCTTTATCTCAATAGGACTGCCATACTTAGGTTTTCCGTACTTGTCTACTCCGGAATACGCCCAGTACACGACCTTTTGTTTTAGAATTCTGGTCATCAGGCGCATGGGTCAGTCCCCAAATAAGACAGACCAACCTGAACTCGAGGCTTGTTGGCCGCGTTATTGGCCTTCGACAAGCCTCCTAAGTAGTCGAGCACCAAAGCTTGCTGCCCGAACTCGGTGACCTGAAGGCGTAAGTCCACTTTACCTTCATAGGTCACCCGCACTGCACCGACTTCTTCTCGGATTTCTTGGCGTTTGACCACTTTGTAGAAGTGAGCCGCGAGCCAGGTTTCGATCTTGATCAGGTGTTCTTCGGTGTAAGCCAAAGGCGCGCACAGAGCGTCAACCAAAGACGATGCGGCGTCAATAAAAGGCGTCAAATCATCTTCCGCATCGTCGTCGTACTGGTCTAGAAGGATGTTCTCAACGTCTTGTTGCTCGATGCGCGCCATTGGTTACTCCTGTTACTTCTTCTTGGACTTCATTTTCTTTTTGGTCTTCTTCGGCGGAGGCGGGGGAGCTTCTTCCTCTTCCTCCTCATCGTCCT